GTGTGGCTTTGAGGAAGGAGCCGAACGATGGCAGTCAAGGAACGAAAGCGGACTGGTGGCGTGACATTGAACGTCGCCGAGTTGCGGAGTGCATTGCAGGTGGTCGGCAAGGCTGTGTCGGCCCGTGCCGTAAAACCGGTGCTGGCGAACGTCAGGATCGGTGACGGTCGAGTCTCGGCCACGGACCTTGAGGTCCGCCTGGACGTGGACATCGACTACCACGGCGATGCCATGCTGTTGCCCCACGGCAGACTGCTGGCGATCTTGAACGCCGCCGGCTGCGATGAGGTCACGTTCACGCCGAAGGACTCGACGTGCGAGGTGCGGTGCGGTCGGGGCAGTTGGACGCTGCCTACCGAGGATGCAGCGGAGTTCCCTTCGTGGGAACCGGAAGGGCTGAAGGCACGGACGCAGCATCCGGCTGAGCAGCTGGCCCACGCCATCCGCTCGGTGCTGGTGGCGACCGACAACGAGAGCAGCCGCTACGCCCTGGGTGCGGTGCTGATTGAGGTCGAGGCTGAGGGCAAGGTGTCGTTCGTCGCAACCGACGGGCGGCGGCTGCACCTGGCGGCGATCGAGAACGCGGTGAACCTTGACCCGTCGCAGACGCTGCTGCCGGCTCGGGCTGCGGGGATTCTCTACTCGCTGGCATCGGCCGGGGGGCAGGAGAAGGTGGAGATCGACGCCAGCGACCGTGAGGTGGTCTGCACCTGCGACGGCGTCAGGCTGACGGCCAGGCTGGTCGAGGGGCGATTCCCTCGGTGGCGTGACGTGCTGCCGAAGGGCGAGCAGGAGCCGACCGTTGTCCTGGCGGCGGATCTGCTGTCGGCCACGACGGCAGCGGCGATCGTGACGAGTGAGCAGTCGAAGGGCGTGCGGTACACGTTCACGCAGGAAGGCATCCACATGGTGGCTCGGTCGGCCGAGGTTGGGGAGTCAAGCGTGACGTGCGAGGTTCAGGACGCCGGGCATGAGTGCTCGGTGGTGCTTGACCCGGCCTTCGTGCGTGAGTGGCTGCGGTGTCTGCCTTCGGGCGGTGACCCGGTCGTGACCCTCACGGCCAAGGACAAGGGCTCGGCGGTCGTCATGCGGAGCGACGACACCTACACGGGCGTGATCATGCCCCTAGACACGGAGGCCTGAACGTGGCGACTAGACTCGACATCGACGTGCCGGCTCTGTTTCGCTTGTGGAACGACCACAGCCTGACCGTGTCGGAGGTGGCGCGAGACCTTGGCGTCTCGGACCGCCACGTCCGCCGGTTGGCGCGAGACCGCGCCTTGCCAGAGCGGCCATACTGCTGGAGGCATACGTCGGCGACGGCCGAGGAGCTCGAGGACGAGGATGGGGCTGAGACGTTGGAACTCAGCCCCTACGTGAGACGGCGGATCGAGTTGTTGAAGATCGGGCCGTACGCAGAGTGACCGAACAGCGCCCCCGGCGGGCAGGCACCGCTCCGATAAAGCGGCCCGCCGAACCCGCCGGGGTGCGCCAATCGAACGTATGGGAAAACCGACGAAAAGCGGAGGATTGCGGATATGAGTAGAGCCCTTCCGTGGATACTGGCCGCCGCTGGTTGGATGGCGGCAGCGTATCAGTCGATCCGGCTGTTTGCTGCGCACGACGAGATTCGTCTGCTGCGAGCGAACGCCAGGCATTGTCCCGAGCGGGCACAGCCGGCGCGAAATGAGGCTACGATGCCGGCGCGGAGTGGCAAAACTTGGAACGATGATCCCGAGCGGGCATGGGTTGGCTAACGCTTGCGATCTGCGGGGAATCACAGAGGGAACAATGAGCGAAACAGCGATTATCGTTCTGGCTGTGGCGGCATTCGTCGTGATGATGGGCGCATTGTCTATCGGGTTCCCTCACAAGCGCAGCCATCGGCCGCGATGGCATCAACGCCGCCGCTGAATTGCGCACTTGAGCGAAAAAGTTGAGACGCATAACGCTTGCGATCAGCGGCCCGCGACCGTTGACGAAACTACAACCAGACGGCGGCTCGCGGGTCCGCTGCATCGCGTGGTTAGCCTTGCTTTTCTCGGGAACAACAAGGATCCGAAAGAAATAAGTGCAGGGGGCTTGCTCCTTTGTCCGACGATGGTACAATACGGACATGGCGATCAACGACACCACTGGGGGCCGAACGATGAAGACCAAGACCAAGACGCAGTTTGTGGTGATGGTGAACGGCGAAGAAGTGAGCCGCCATGCTCGCCGGAAGATTGCCGAAGCAGCAGCCGCCTACGTCGGGGGCATGGTGATCGAATACAGGAAGGAGTGGCAGGAATGACGGATTGGATGCGATTTCCGAGCGGACAATACAACCTCATCAAAGAGGAGCACCCGAAGCGTGTCGCTTGGGTGCGGAAGTCTCCGCAGGGTTGGGACTGGATTATTCAGGACGTGACTGGTCGCCAGATTGATCGAGGCACGTCTAAGACGGCCTCCAAGGCCAGGGCCAGGGCCGCTGGCTGGATAGCATCCGAAGGGCTGTCGGACCAACAACTTGAGAGATTGCAGCAAGAGCGACGAGACGCAGGATTTAGCGATGACGAAATTATCTGACGCAGAAAAGGCCGAGTTTCGGCGAGGGAAACAGCCTCCGCTGCGCGCCTTGCCGGAGTTGTTCAGCGTTTTGGGCGTAAATCTCAATGACGCCTATTGCTGGGTATGCGACATTGACGGATGCACGACAATACACGAGACGCAAGGCGAGGCCGATCTGTATCTGTCCGACTACGGCTGTGATTGCACGGCCAGTATTTACCCTTTGTTTCGGCTCGGTGGAGATGAAATGAACGACCGCGTAACCTTGCGTCTCGGCCCACTGGCTGCCCTTCTGGCGGCCCACTGCGAGCGACACGGCACAACGCCGAGCGACGTGATCCGTGCCGCGCTAGCGGCCAAGCTGCGGGTTGCGGCACCGGCAATGGAAGGTCACGTCGAAACGATCAAGAGGGTCAACGCGGCGAAGAGGACGAAACGCAGGGGCCGCCGTGGCTCTGGTATGGGCTAACGATGCGATCTGCGGCGTCAGTCCGCAGCATCGCTTGGTTAGCGAGGAAATGGAGAATCAGATGGTAATACGAGACGAGATCGGACGGACGATTGAAGTCGGGATGCGTGTCGGTTGCCGAAATACTGGAGAGCCTCGCGAAATGTCCAGGCGTGGGTTGACGCTGCTGGGGTACGAGCCAGATTCAGACCGGCCGTACATCACTGACGCTGGCAGATTTGGCTTGGCTCTCAAGGATCACCAGCCAGACATGGATCAGTGGATTGCATCGCACGTCCGCTAACGGCTGCATTGAGCAGCATCGAAGGGAAGATTCACAACCATGAAAGACGAGGCTGAGATGTCCGCTGCATCGCGTGGTTCTCAAAAGCCTGCGGCTTGGGCTGCCTTCGCTGACGACAGCGGAGAAACGGGCGCTACGTCCTTGAACCGTCAGGCTGTTGAGGAAGTGGCCGCCAGAATGGGCTGGCAAGTTGCCGCCCTCTACCGCAAGCCCATACTCACCGACGAGGAGCGGGCGGCGATTGGCGGTGCGATTGCATCCGAGCACGGGCGAGGGGCGTTTGCATGGGAAGCAACGCTGAAAGGCTTACTGGAACGATTAGGTTGAGAACGTGAACGATCAGCAGCCGCGAACAAAGGAGGCGGCGACTATGAGTGATGAAAATGAGCGGTCTGTTGCATCGGCTGGTTCTCAGCCGGCGGCGTGGGCCGTGCTGCGGATCGACGGCAGCGTCTACGATGTCTATCGCTACGAAGAGGAGGCCAAGGCGATTGACGAAGTGGTGACTGGCAATCACGGCGTCGTCCCGCTGTGCCGCTCGCCCGCGCTCACCGAAGAGGAGCGTGGGGTGCTGTCGCAACTCGGTTACGAAACTGGCGAGTGGGACAAGTATTCCAACGGCCGGCCGTGGTTTGTGACGGTTAAGGATGCCGCGATCATTCGCGGGCTGCTTGAGCGGACACAATGAGAACGTGAAGGATCAGGAGCGGCGAACTAAGGAGGTGGCAACCATGAGCGACGATACTGAGCGGTCTGTTGCAATGCGTGGTTCTCCGCTGGCTGTCGGGGAGTACGTGCTTGCGACCAAGTACGACGACGGCGACGCGGGCGACCATTTTTTCGTCGGGTTCGTCTCAGGCTACACGCATCACGGGCGTTATTTGGTTGTGGACAACGACGGACGAAGCCAGCGTGCCAACGGATTCCGGCGAGCCGAGCGAATCACCACAGAAGAAGGGTCGGCGTTGGTTGCGATGTTTCCAGACATTGGCGACAAGCCTGGTCCATCCCTTTGGTGGCACTTGGATCGCATTCGCTGCGGCAGCCCCGACGTGTGACCAGTGGAAATGTTTGATTGGATTAAGTCGGAGAACGCCAGCGATGAATGGCTGCGAACACAGGAGCATGACACATGACAGACGAAAATGAGCAGCCCATTCCATCGCGTGGTTCTCACGGTGATGAATACGAGTTGCCGGGTGGCCCGCTCTTCTCGGAGCGGTCCAAGATGGCGCACGCAGCCTTTGAGTGGTGCCGCGACAACAATGCGTCACTCAGCGCGCCGGTCAACATCGTCACGGCTTTGTTTTCGCTGGGGCTGGTGGTCAAGAAGCCCACGCTTTCCGACGAGGAGCGGGAGGCGATTGCGTGTGCTGCGGAGTCGTATGCGGACAACGACGATGACGAGGACTGTGCGAGGGTCGCGGCTACGCTTCGCGGCGTGATTGAGCGGTTAGGCTGAGAACGCCAGCGATCAGCGGCATCGAACACAGGAGCAACCATGAGAGACGAGGTAAATGAGATGTCCGCTGCATCGCGTGGTTCTCAGCCGGACTACGTCAACGAACTACAGAGCATCATTGAGCGAATGAACGCGGTGTCGCTGCACCAATGCGATCGCGAGTACGACGGGTCGCCGAAAAGGTGGGCTATGCACCCCTTGACATGCGGCAAGGACTCTTCGCACGGGCGGCTGTTCCCTTGGTTTGACGGCAAGCGGATTCGGCTGATTTGCCCCGACTGCGACTACACGCAGGGCAACGCGGCGATATTCTGAGAACCACATTTATACGGCCCCGTATATCACGCCCCCTGCCGTATATCACCCCGCCGGATCGACGCCAGGCTGCGGCGTGACGGCGAGAGCCGGCGTTATGCGGGGCCGTATAAGACGAAAAACCCGCACGGAGAATTGCCAGCATGAGCGCGAAACTCATCCTCTTCGTCGGAGTGATCTACCTGGCGGTCGCCATCGACCAGTACCGCAAGGGCGCGGGCGGCATGGCCCTGGCCTGGCTGGGCTACAGCCTCGCAAACGTCGGCCTCGCGATGGCTGCGAAATAGCCTCGAAACAGGCTCGGCACTCACTGCCGGCTGGCGGCTGCCTGACGGGTAAAATTGGGGGTAGACCCCCACTTTTCTCGGAGGCCGCTCATGGACTGCGACTTCGATGCCTTCGAGGACGACGACGAGGCCATTGTCTTGATGGAGTTTGCCTAGCGTCGGAGCGGTGTACGTTGGTACACTAAACGTAGCGGCATCCGCTACGAGGACTCCGATGGCAACCAACGACGACGTGCTCGACGCGATCGCGGCCAACCTGGCCCAGCCGAAGCGCGCTCGCACCGACGCCGGTGAAGTCGAGCAGCACGAACTGGACAAGCAGGTTGCCGCCGCGGAGTTCGTCATGAAGGCCCGTGTTCAGAGCACGGGCGGGTCGCCGTTTTCCGCACTGCGGTTCGCGCAGATCGAATCTCCGGGGGCCAACGGCTAATGCCGATCTCCGACTACCTCCCGTTCTCTGCGGGCCGCAAGTTGCGGCGGCAGGTTGCCACCCAGCAGGCGGCGATCAACCAGCTCGTGCGTGCCCGGTACGACGCCGCGCAGACCACGCCGCTCAACGAGCGGCATTGGAGCATGGCCGACTACTACTCCGCCGATGCCGCGCTGCAGCCGGAAGTGCGGCGGAAAATGCGGGCGAGGGCCCGCTACGAAATCGCGAACAACTCCTACGCGGCCGGCATGGCCTCGACGTGGGCCCACGACCTCGTCGGCACCGGCCCGTCGCTGCGGCTCGACCTTGGGCCTGACGCGGACGCTGACGCAACTCGCTCCGTCGAGCATGCGATCGCCGATTGGTTCGAGGCGATCGACCTGGCGCGCAAGTTGCGGCTTGCCAAGATCGCCAAGTTGGGCGACGGCGAATCATTCGGCGTGCACGTTAACAACAAGAGGCTGGAGGGCGTGCAGCTCGACCTCAAGCTGGTCGAGGCCGATCATTGCATCAGTCCGTTCGGTGTCCCGCCGGAGAACGACGTGGACGGCGTGCGGTTCGACGAGAACGGCAACCCGACCCAATACTGGATCTCGAAGCGGCACCCTGGCGGCCTGTTCCCGGGCTGGTTCCTCGATGGCGAGTGGATCGGCTCCGACAAATGCCTGCACTGGTTCCACCAGGTCCGCCCCGGCCAGCATCGGGGCGTGCCGGAGTTTGCACCGGCCCTTGAACTGTTCGCCCTTCTGCGGCGGTACACGCTGGCGACCGTGACGGCCGCCGAGACGGCTGCTGACTTCGCGGCGATCCTCAAGACGACCATGCCGGCCGAGGGCGGCGCGGCCGCGAAGCTGGAACTGTTCGAGACGATGCCAATCACTCGCGGCATGGCCGTGGCGGCGCCGGACGGCTGGGAGCCGTACCAAATGAAGGCCGAGCATCCCACGAGCACCTACGACGGGTTTGTGCGGCGACTGCTCAACGAGATTGCCCGCGCGGTTGACATGCCCTACATCGTGGCTGCGATGGATTCCTCGTCGGCCAACTACAGTTCGATGCGCGGCGACTACCTCGTGTATCGCAAGCGAATCGCGGTCGAGCGTGCAGACCTGGAGCGGGTGTGGCTGGACCCGCTGCTCCGGGCGTGGCACGAAGAGGCTGCGATGATGCCCGGCGTGGTGCCGGACGGCCTGCCGCCGTTCGCCGAGTGGAATTGGGCGTGGGGCTGGGACGGCTTCGAGCACGTCGATCCGCTCAAAGAGGCCAACGCCGACGCGGCTATGGTGAATCAAAACATGGCGAGCCTCGCGGAAGTCTGCGCCAAGCGCGGCCGCGATTGGCGAATGGTTCTCCGGCAGCGGGCCGCCGAGAAGGCACTGGAGCAAGAGCTTGGCCTTGAGGCCGCCCAGCCGGCCGCCCGCGGCCGGCGTCAGGAGCAACCCGCATGAACCGACTGGAGTTGTCCGCACAATTCTCCGTTCAGGCGGCCGAGGGGCAGGCCGCGCCCACCTTCGAGCTCGTGGCCTACACCGGTGCCGCGATCCGGCAGGGGTGGAGCCGCAATCCGTTGGTCGTTGACCTGGCCGGAATGAACACGGCCAAAGCCTCCATCCCGATCCTGTGGTCGCATGATCGCACGCTGGACGGTGTGATCGGCCGGTCCACCGAAATACTCAACAGCGGCGAAATGCTGGTCATCCGCGGCGAGCTGCTCACGAGCGGGCTGGTGGCGGAGCGGGTGATCGCTCTGGCGAAGGCGGGCATCCCGCTCCAGGCATCAATCGGCGCCGATGCGGGCGCCATCGAAAACATCAGTGCCGGCGGGGCCGTGACCGTCAACGGTCGCGAGTTCGCTGGCCCGGTCAGTGTCGTCCGGGGATCCGATCTCCGGGAAACCAGTGTCGTGTTGTTCGGTGCGGACGCTTCCACGTCCGCGGCTATCGCCGCCGAGGCGAGTGAGGTTTCCAATATGAGCGAGCAGCTCAACGAGAAGCCCGTCGAGGCCGCCGTGCCGCAGACGGAAGCCCCGGCGATCGTCGCCGCGGAGCCGAAGGTCGAGTCCGTCGTTGCCGCCAAGGGCGGTGACGGTGCGAGCCTCATCGACGTGGACAGCATCGCCGCGAAGGTGGTGGAGCGGATCAAGGCGGACAATCTCGCCGCGGTCCGTGCCTCCCGCCCGTCGGCGCCGGCTGTGCACGTCGTGGAGAGGGGGCCGGAATCGCCCGGGGTGGTCCAGGCCGCCCTGTGCCTCGCCGGCGGCCTCGCCAACGTCGAGAAGGCTTTCGACAGCCGGACGCTCGAGGCTGCCCACCAGCGGTCGCGGACGATCGGCCTGCAGGAAGTTCTGATCGAGGCGGCTCGCGCGAACGGCGTCCAGTGCGGCGGGAAGGTGCGTGAGGGCAACATCCGCGAAATCCTCGCGGGAGCGTTCGCCACCCACTCCATCTCCAACGTGCTGGCGGCCACCTACGGGAAGTTTCTTCTCCAGGGCTACACCGCGGTCGAGTCCACCTACGAGCAGATCGCCTCGATCCGGAGCGTCAGCGACTACAAGAGCGTGACGGGCGTCCGGCTCAACGGCGGATTCGAGTTCGAGCAGGTGGGGGGAAACGGCGAGCTCAAGAGCGCCGATGCGAGCGACGAGAACCGGACGATCAAGGCCGACCTGTACGGCCGGATCTCGTCCATCACGATGGTGGACATCGTGAACGACGATCTCGGGGCTCTCACGGCGGTCCCGGCTCGGCTCGGGCGTGGGGCGGCGACCCGGCTCAACAAGGTCTTCTGGACCGCGTTCGAGCTCAACAACAGCTCGTTCTACCAGGCGGCTTCGGCCGCCGGGGGCAACGCGCTGGCGATCGGGTCGCTCAAGACGGCGGCCGCAGCCTACCGGAAGATCAACGATCCGGACGGCAACCCGCTGGGGATCGCTCCGTCGATCCTGCTGGTGCCGCCGGAGCTGGAGATCACGGCTGCGGAGCTGATGGGCGGCTCGCTGCTCATCACCGGCGAGAACAGCACGCGGACGAACGTCAACGTGCTCGCCGGCCGCTACCGGGTGGTCAGCTCGTCCTACCTGACCAGCGCTACGACGTGGTGGCTTGCCGCCAACCCCGCCGAGCTGCCTGCGATGGAAGTGGCGTTCCTCAACGGGGTCCGGACGCCGACGGTGGAGCAGGCCGAGGCCGACTTCAACGTGCTGGGGATCCAGGTCCGCGGTCACTTCTCCTTCGGCGTGGCGAAGGCCGAGGGCCGTGCCTGCTACCGGATGGCGACTGCCTGAGTGTGATTTCAACGTGCCCGGGGGCCGGCGATTGCCGGCCCCCGGGGTTCAATTTTCCAGATTCCAGAACGAAAGGGTTTCAACGTGGCTTCTACTCGTGCGGATGGTGACAAGCTCGACTACACGCCCAGTTCGGCCGTGGCAGCGGGCGACGTGGTGGTTCTCGGGTCGCTGGTGACGGTTGCCGATCGGGCGATCGCCGCCAACGCGCTCGGCGCCGTCGCGGTCAAGGGTGTTTTCAATTTCCCCAAGCCCACCGGCGCAGGCACCGCCTACGCCCAAGGGAGCAAGGTCTACTGGTATCAAGACCAGATGGTGACCGGTGTCACGGGCACGGCGGCCGGCTACGTCGCCAAGGCTCCGGCCACTGGCGATACCACGGTGGACGTGCTCCTGGTTCCTGGTGCTTGAGGATGATCGAGGGTTGCCCGGGGGCAGGCTGCGGCCGCCCCCGGGCCCCTAGTGGTGAACCATGCAAGACCTTATCGGCAAGGGTGCGGATTACTTCGAGGCGCAGCGGCGGCTCCATATGGCCGTGATGGTGCAGTACCGCCGGAGCGGCACGATGTTCGACAAGGCCGTGCCGGCGACGATCGGATCGTCGAAGTGGCAATCCCAGGACGCGAGCGGCCAGATCATCCGGACGGAGACGCGGGACTTTTATATGGCCGCGGCCGACATTCAAGACGCACCCGTGCTCGGCGACAGGATCAGAGAGACGATCGACGGCGTCCAGCGGACCTACGAGGTATTTGTGCCGGGCGGTGGAAACGCACCGTGGAGCTGGGCTGACAGGCAGCAGCGGACGAGACGGATCCACACTCAAATGGTCGAGAGCGACTGATGCCATTCTTCCTCATCTCCTCGCCGTCGTCTGGCAATGCCACGCAGCTCCAGGGGCAACCCGTGAGCGCGACGGCTCCGGCTACCGGCTCGGTCCTGACCTACTCGGGGTCTGCCTGGCTGGCCTCGCAGGGCGTGACGGGATCGACCGGCCCGGCGGGCGTTGACGGCGCGACCATCTACAACGGCTCCGGGGCTCCATCGGACGGGATCGGCAAGAGCGGCGATTTCTACGTCGATACGGGCAACTCCGTTCTGTACGGACCGAAGGCCAGCGGCTCGTGGGGGGCCGGCACGAGTATTTCGGGTGGCCCCACCGGGCCGACGGGAATGACCGGATCGACCGGCGCCGCGTCGGTCGTGACAGGGCCCACCGGGGCGATTTCGACGGTCCCTGGCCCGACGGGCCCGGAATCGACCGTGACTGGGCCAACCGGCGCGGCATCGACCGTCACCGGCCCAACCGGGGCCACGGGCGCCGCATCGAGCGTGACTGGCCCGACGGGCAGCACGGGCCCAACCGGAGCGAACTCGACTGTTACCGGCCCGACGGGCCCAAGCGCAGGCCCGACTGGGGCGGCGGGCGTCACCGGGCCGGCCGGGAGTTTTAGTGACGGGCAGGCGGTCCAGCTCAAAACGAATGACTACACGTTTGTGCTGGCGGATGCAGGAAAGATTACGGTGTGGACGAATAACGGCACCACAACGCAGCGGGCCACGATTCCCCACTCAGGATCGGTGGCATACGCCACGGGCGTGCATCTCGATATCGCCAAAATTGGCACGATTCCGCTGCTTATAACCGGCGCCAACGGCGTCACGATCTGGTCTACGCCAGGCCAGCAGCTTCGCGCGGCAGGCTCGTCCGCCAGTGCGGTGTTGATTCGACAAGACGAATGGCTCCTCGTCGGAGACTTGAAGGAATGATCGGTCGCGTTGGATATACGAGGCCCGCCACGCTCATCGAGTGGGTGGAAGACTTGTTTCTGTCCGGCATGACCCGAGAAATTGTCGGCCACGGTACGGAGTCGATCCCGTTCAACGTCACCCTGTTTGGGAACGGCGTGCATAACGTCACGCCGGAAGTTTGGCTGCGGGTTCTCGTTACTGGAACGCTTGCCTATGGGCTTGAGGCGTGGACCGAATCGAATGCGGACTACGCATATTTGTCGTGGCACGATAGCAGCAAAACTTTGATCGACAGCGCGAGCGGGCAATCCGGTGAAGCATTCGGCGCCGGCGAGTGGTACGTCTCCAAGGGCGACTTGATACAACTTCGGTACTCAAAAAACACTTCGGTATCATCAACACTAGACAAGGTCGCCACGTCGCTGTGGGTCGCGTGACATGCCATTCTTCTTGATCTCATCTCCGTCCTCCGGAAACGCCACGCAGCTCCAAGGCCGCGCCGTCTCGGCGACCGCCCCGGCAACTGGCTCGCTCCTGACGTGGGACGGCACCTCATGGCTGCCTGGCACGGGCCAGACAGGAGCCACCGGGCCGCGGGGGCTTGATGGGGCGAAGTTCTGGAGCGGCACGACCGGCCCGCTGTCTGGTTTCGGCAACAGCGGCGACTTCTTCCTCGACACGAATGCCGGCCGCCTCTACGGCCCGAAGGATAGCGGTGTGTGGGGCGGGGGCGTGCTCCTCACTGCCGGCCAGCAGGGGGCCACCGGTTCCACCGGTGCGGCCGGCAGTAACGGCAGCAATGGCAGCACGGGCGCCACCGGATCGACCGGCGTGACGGGCAGCACAGGGCCCTCCGGAGCTCGCGGCGCAACGCTGCTCGCCGGATCCGGGGCTCCGCTGTCCGCGTATGGCCTCGATGGCGATTGGTACATCGACACCCTCGGGGCCGACTTCTATGGGCCGAAGGCCGGCGGCTCTTGGGGGGCGGCGACCATCGACCTGCTGGCGATCACCGGGCCAACCGGCGCGGCATCCACGGTGACGGGGCCGACCGGCGCGGCGTCCACGGTGACCGGACCAACCGGGCCAGCCACCACAGACGCAAGTCTGTTGACCAGCGGCACGATCGCGACAGCGCGGCTCGGGAGCGGGACGGCGTCGGCCTCGACTTTCCTTCGCGGCGACCAGACCTACGCCCCGACCTCCCAGGTATTTGACTTCACGCGAACGGCGGCGCCGGCCGGCGCGACCGGGGCAACACCCGGCCCGTACACCTGGACGATCCCGGCCGGAGCGAAGGCCGTCTACATGATCGCCATCGCTGGCGGTGCCGGCGGCGGTTCTGGCCGCCGAGGGGCCGCGGCCTCCGCGCGGTTCGGCGGCGGCGGTGGCGTCGGCGGCGCGCTCGGAGAAACAATTCTCTCCGTCGCGGAACTGCCCTCGACCACGCTCACCATCACGGTCGGCGCCGGCGGCGCAGGCGGGGCGTCGCAGACGACCAACGACACGAACGGCAACAACGGGACCAACGGCGGATTGTCCTCTGTGGCCCTCTCCAGTGGCACGGCGCCGCTGCTCGCCTTCGGCACAAACAACGGCGGCGGCAGCGGCGGGACGGCTGCGGCTGGGACTGGCGGATTCAACCAGCCCGCTGGAACGGGATCATCTGTCGCTGCTGTGGCTGGCAGTGTCACCGCGAACGGGAGCGGGCAGGGAATGTTTGTGCGCGGTGGCGCTCCTGGCGGTCCTGGCGGTGGCATCGACTCCGGCAACGTCAGCCGCAACGGCGCTCCTGGAACTACGCAGAGTTGGGCCTCCAGCGGCTCGGGTGGCGGAATTGGCTCCGGGGCTGGAGGAACGGCGCCGGGCGGCAACGCAACCAGCGCCGGAACAAACAACATCGTTTCCGCCGGCGGCAACGGTGGCGGTGGCGGTGGAGCCGGCAACGCCTCGACGGCCGGCGGCAACGGCGGCAACGGCGGATTTCCAGGCGGGGGCGGGGGCGGGGGCGGCGCTGCGTTCAACGACTACGCCAGCGGCGCCGGCGGCAACGGGGCAAACGGCATGGTCCGAATCGTGGTGTATTTCTGATGAGCGACATCGCAATCGTAGACGGGCGCGGTTTCGTCCTGACGTTCGTCCGTCCAGACGTTCCTGCCGGCTGGGCTCCGCCCGACGGATGCACGGCCGTTCCGGCCGACCAACTGCCGGCCGGCTGGCAGTATGCCGCCGACGATTCGCCGGTCCCCGCCACGATCTCCGCCCGGCAGGCCCGCCTCTGGCTAATCCGTCACGGGATCACGCTCGCCCAGGTCGATGCCGTGATCGCGTCGATCCCCGACGCAATAACCCGCGAGAGCGTCCGCGTCGAATGGGAGTACGGGACGGACGTCAAGCGCAACAGCGCGTGGCTCGCCGCCCTCGGCCCGGCTCTCGGCCTCGACGCCTCGACCCTCGACACAGCGTTCCGCGAGGCGGCGGTCATTTAGGGGGCTTTCCAGGCTCGCCGGAGTGGTGTACGAATGTACCCATGATCGAACACCTGCACTGCATCGCCGCCCACGCCTGGCACGTCGGAGAGCATGAGGCCGGCCGCCGGGCCTGCGAGCGGCTGGCCCGGATGCGGCTCCCTGACAGGCTGCGGCCGATCGTCCGAAGAAACCGGACCTGGTACACCCGCACGATCGGCGAGATGGCGGCTGCCGAATACCGGCAGATCACCGTCATGCCAGCCCGTGAAGGCTGGTCGCTGTTCAACCCCACGGTTGTTCGGTACGGCGACGAGTTGCTCGTCAATGTCCGATCGTCGAATTACCGGATCGTTGACGGGCAGTACGTCATGCCGGAGTCGGATGCGGGCGTAATTCGCACCGAGAATGTCCTGTGGGGCGTCGGAGAGTCGCTTTGCACCCGCTGGGGCGCCGACTACGAGAAGACGAACTGCCCTGTGGACGGATACGAGGACGTTCGGCTCAACGCAATCGGCCGCCGGCTGGTTTTCAGCGCGACGACCCGCAACATGGCGCCGCACGATGGCACCGCACGGATCGCTGTCGGAGAGCTGAATCGCACCCCTTCCGCGGCGGTGCCGGCCGTCTGCCCGGAGACAGCCGACGGCCACCACGAAAAAAACTGGATGCCGATACTCGGAGCGGAGCGATGGGTCTACGCCTGCTCGGTGAACGGCAGGACGGCGACCGTGGAACTACGCGACGGGGCGTGGCACGTCACGCATCACGCCGAGGCCCCGCCGATCGCTGACGAGTTCCGAGGCGGTTCGCAGCTCGTGCCGATTGGCTGCGGGAGATGGTTGGCGGTCATCCACGAGGTCGCGGAGGACGCCGGCCGGCGGATCTACGAACACCGGTTCGTCAAATTCAGCGAACCGGACGATTGGCGGATCGAATCCGTGTCGGAGCCGTTCGCGTTTCGCGAAACGCGGGCGATCGAGTTCTGTGCCGGTCTGGCTATCGACGGCGAGCCGGGAATGGAGGATCTGGTCGCTACGTTCGGCGTGCGAGACGAAGAGGCTTGGATGGTCCGCCTGCGGCTCGACGCGGTCCTGCAAACACTGGAGGACGCATGGGCCTGACCGTTCCGTACCGGCTCCACGATGACGTGGCAACCGCCCTGCAATCCAATTGGCGGGATAACGATTGGTTCTGCTGCGACTCGGGCGTGATCCGGCACTACGCATTCAAGGCCGCCGTGGTCGCGGCCGCTGCGCCCCGGAGCGGAATCGAGATCGGCACCCGCTGCGGGTATTCGTTGCTCGCCTTCTACACGGCGATTCCGACGTGTAGCTGGCTGTGTATCGACGGGGCAACGGACGACGATTCTCTCGAGTGCCTTGCCCACGCCAAGAAGCTCATTGACAGTTGCCCGCTGAAGGCATCGCTCATCGTGGTTGACTCCCATGCGGTCCGGTCGCTGCCGCGAGCGGATTTCGCCCACGTTGACGGCGACCACAGTTTCGCCGGGGCGTTGGCCGACCTGCGGCTCGTCCAGCACTGCAAGGTGATCCTGGCGGACGACTACGACAGCCCGGAGGTCCGCCGGGCCGTCGGCGTGTTCGTCGAGGAGGCAAACAGGGCCATCGAGGTCTACGACGACGGTCTGCGGAAGGGGGCGGTCTTGACATGAGGGTGGCAATCTACGCCTTGGCGAAGAACGAGGCCCAAAACGTCGAGGATTGGGCCAGGTCTACGAGGTTCGCTGACTGCCGCGTGGTGACAGACACCGGCTCCACCGACGGAACGGTTGAGATGCTCGAAAAGGCGGGCGTCACGGTGAGATCGGGCGCGCCGACGCCGTGGAGATGGGACGATGCCCACAATCTCTCGCTGATGCACGTTCCGGCCGACGTTGACGTGGCGATTCGCCTGGACATGGACGAGGTTCTCGATCCCGGCTGGCGTGAGGCCCTGGAGGCCGCCTGGGTCGAGGGCACGACCAAACTCCGCTACTGGTACTGGTGGTCGGACCAAATCCGGTTCCTGTGCGACCGCGTCCACTCCCGGGACGGCTACCGGTGGGTGGGGCCCACCCACGAGGGTCTGGTTCGCTGGTCCGGGGACGAGCGGGAGGCCAGGTCGGAGCAGTTCGTGATCCGGCACCACAGGCAGCCCGGGAAGTCGCACAAGAGCGACCTGACGCTCCTGCGGCGAGCCGTGGAGGAATACCCGCTGGACGCCCGGATGCACTGGTATCTCGCCCGTGAACTGGACTACGCGGGCAATCCAGAGGCCGCGGAAGTATTTCGCAAGTACCTGCAGCTCGCCGGCGGCACGCAACACGAGCGATCCTACGCCTACCGTGTGCTGGCTCGCTGGGAGCCGGAGCGGAGCACCAGGCGGCTCCTCCAGGCTGTGATCGAGAGCCCGTGCGAGCCGGAGGCATTCCTGGCCCTCGCCGAGCGTGCCTACTCCATGTCGGACGACGTGGCGGCCCTCTACTACGCCAGGCAGGCGATTGCCTGCCACCAGGACAACCAGACGCACACGAGCGATCCGCGGGCCTACGGTGAGGCCGCGGCGGACATGGCGGCCTCGGCCGCGTTCCGCCTCGGGCGGTTCGAGGAAGCCGCCGAGCACGCCGAGCGCGCCGCCGAACGGTCCCCGGGCGACAAGCGGCTCACGGCCAACGCCGCGCGACTTGCGACAATGAGAGATGAGCCAGGCCCGAAACCTTGGTGACCACATGGACTCCATCGAAATCCGCATCGCCGACGCTTTGGCCGCCTCGCTGCGGGCGGCGACATTCTCCGGGTCGCTGAATTGCTCGACCGCCACCAGGCGGTTCGTGCCGGACGAAAACGTGGTCGCCGCTCCAACCCTGCAAGTCTCCGTGGTGCCCGGGGCCGTGGAAGTGAGCAACCTGACCCACGGGGCCGACCTGTTCGAGCCTCAGATCCACGTCATCCTGTCAAAGAAGTTTTCCAGCGATGCCGACATCGTCGCGCTCATCGAGCTGCGAACGAAGATCGTGGATGCCATCCGCAGCGACAAATTGCCGGCTGCAACGCCGGCCATGCCCGCCGGAGTGGTCTGGATGAACTGCACGAACGACGTGACCTATGACCGCGATGCCGTCGCGAACCAGCGGGTGTTCGTGGCGAACATCGGAATCTCGTACCGCATCAGTCAGGGGAAGTTGCCATGATCCCCGCCGCCGGCATTCACGTTCCGAGCGTCATCAAGCGGTTCACGTTCAATGCGTTTTTCGACCGCCAGGCCGTGAAGGACGCGCTGAGCGACATGGATTTCCACGCTCTGTCGCGGGCCAGCCTGCGGGTCCGCCGGCACGCCCAGCGGCTCATCCAGAAGCGCGGCATGGCGAGACTGCCTACCCGCGTGGCGAGGCAGTTTTCCGGCATGGGGCTGCCTGCGATGGTTCAGGCCGGTGGGATCACCCAGCGTCTCGCGGACCGGATCGTGCGCGAGGTCCAACACCCCCCTGCATCGGCCCCTGGGTCGCCGCCGTTCACGCACACTCCGTATGCCGGCAGTCCGCAGAGCCACGTTGGATTTCGGCGCAACCTCTACAACTTCTACGATGCCCAAACCGCTTCGGCGGTTGTCGGCCCGGCCCGGCGAGGCCGAATGCTGCCGTTCTTGCACGAGTTCGGGGGCACGGTTCAGCTCAACACCTGGGTTTACAACCCGCAGATTCCGACCCGCAGTGGGCAAATGCGGTCACCGATCATCTGGCGGATGGGGGCCGGCGCCACGCCGGCGAACACGAACCTGTGGACGCAAGTGCCGGGCGCAAGGCAAATGGTCCGTTACCCCGCCCGGCCTTTCATGGCCCCTGCCATGCGACGGGCCATCCTGAACGGCGATATTTGCCGGGCCTTCCGGGGGGCATTCCGGCCCCATGCCAGGGTCAGCTACGCCGGCCAGGCGATTACCGTTCGGACGTGGTGACAGGTATACTCATGTTCAGGCGGCCGATCGGCCGCCACAGTCGCACAGGAGCCACAAATGCCCCCCGTCGCTCACGCTTACCGTCTCGGCAAAAACAACACGTTCACCTTCGCGTCGTCAATCGCAAACAAGGACGTGAAGAGTGTCACGATCACCCACGAGACTTCCGCCGAGGGCGAAGTCACCACTCGGGGCAGCGACGACATCCAAGAGTTCGTGCCGATCCGGCGAAACACGTCGTTCGAGGTCGTGGTGCTGGATCATTCTTGCGTGATGCACGCCACCGGCGCCGTGACGATCGCTCCGAGCACGGGCACGACCGGCACCACGATGACCGGTGTCTACTACGTAAACAACATCGGCGAGCCGCAGGAAATCGACGGCGTGATCGAGACGACCATTTCGCTGCGCAAGGCCCCGGGGTGATCGCACCATGCGGCCCGGGCAGATTTTCCGACTCGGACGCAACTGCGGTCTAGCGATCGACGGCGTGCTCATGGTCGGCGTCGAGGACGTGACAATCCGGATCCTCTCCCGGGAGTTGGACCTGACTTCGTCTACAGCCTCAAGCGTTACGACCGTCTCGACTCACTGGACGTTTGAAGTCGCGCTCGCCACCCCGGATATGGCTGTCGCGCAATTTTTGCGAGATCGGACATACCAGAATGTTGGTGGTTACTTCCTGCCCGTAATCGTCGAACTGGAGTTTTTCAACGGCCTGTTCAACGGGCAGAAATACCAGTTCACGATCCTTGAACTCGACTCGGGGGAACCGCTGAACGGCGTCGTTCGGTCCCAATTTCTTTTCAAGCAGTTCGCCAGTGCATAGCTTCAAAACGACCGACGGCGTGGCATGGGACATCGAGGGCAACATGGGCTCCTGGGCCCGCGTCAAGTCGCAGTGCAATGTCGATTTGACGGACATTGCCACCGACGATCGCAAGAGCCTGGAGCAACTGGCCGACGCCTTCCAGTTGACCCAGGTTTTGTGGGCGATCGTCGAGCCCCAGGCCCTTCAGCGGCATGTGACCGTTGACGATTTTCTCGGCCGGATGAACGGCGACACGCTGGTTGCCGCTCATATGGCGCTGCTCGAGGAAATGGTTTTTTTTTGCCCAAGCCGCGCCCGGACCGTGCTGAGTCTGATGGTCGAGAAACTGAGGGCAGCGGAGGCAGCGGCGGACAAGACGCTGCCGACGCATCTTCCGGAGATCGAGCGGACGATGGACGAGGCGATCGCGTCGTTGACGTGTGGGACTATGCCTGCGAGCTCGCAGGCATCCTCGGAGTCCACCCCCGGGGCTGGAGCGTTCGGCAGCTCCATGCTGCCGTCGAAGGCCGCCAGCGGGAGAGTTGGAACCACACCTGCGCCGTCATCGCGCAGATCGCGGAAGTCCACCGCGACCCGAAGCAACGGTCGGCACCGTACACCGGGGCGGAGATTCACCCGATGAGGAAGCGCGTTCCGCTGCCGGAAGTGAGCCTTGAGCAATTGGAGGGCATGCTGTGAGCAGTGCCGCCGCCGTCCGTGCCGGGCTTGCGTTCGTCGAGATTCGCGCGAACGACGGCCCGTTCATCGCGGCAATGGGTCGCATCCACAACCGGATCGCATCCCTGGCGAGGACGCTCCTTCAGGTGGGGTCCGTCGCTACGGCCGGCGGCCTTGCGATTGGCGTCCCTCTCGTGGCGGCAGCGCGGTCGGCGGCGACATTCGAGGACGCCCTGCTGGAGCTGCGAGCCTCCGCGAACGACATCACTCCGGAACAGTTCAACGCTGCCCGCGAGGCCGCCCTGCGGATGAGCCGCGAAATGGGCGTATCGGCCGACGACACCATGCGGGCGATCACGCTGCTGGTCAAGGCTGGCATGAGCGTGGAGGAATCCCTTGGCGGGGCGTCGAGGGCCGCGGTGCAGTTTGCCAAGGTCGGCGGCGTTGCGGCTGAAGAGGCGGCCACTTTCATGCAAGTCGCCATGAATGTCTTCGGAGTCTCGGCCAAAGAGGCCGTAGACACACTTTCCGCCGCGGCCGACAGCACGCCGACGAAAATCTCGGAGATGGTCGAAGCGTTTTCTCAGGTCGGCTCCAGCGGCAAGCAGATGGGGCAGACGCTATTCGGAATCTCGCAGGCGATGGGTGCCATGTCCCTTGCTGGCGTTCGAGGCGAAGAGGCCGGGACGGCCATCAAAACACTCCTGGCGAAACTGGTGGCCCCAGCAGACGACGCAAAAGAGGCTCTCGGCCGCATGGGGCTGTCCGTCGAGGCTTTTCGCGACAAGGCCACCGGTGTCCTGCTGCCGATCTCTCAGATCGCGGAAGTATTTCGCGGGCAGATCGACAAGATGACCAAGGCGCAGCGGGACATGATGCTGAAAGACGAGGCGCTCGTCAAAGTCTTCGACGTGCGCGGGCTGAAAGTCATTTCCCAATTCGCCGATTTGGGCCAAAAGGGGTTCGACAAGATTGCCGCCGACATGGAAAAGTCGCGCACGGTCGCGGAAAAGTTCTCCATCGTCATGTCCGGACTGACCGGGTTTTTCGAGAAGGTGCAGACGGCATCCAAGCTCATCTCGATCGGGTTCGGCGAATCAATGAGCCGATCGCTCAACGCAATCGGCACGTCGTTGGTTTTTGTCGCAGACGGAATCCGCGTAGTCCTTGAGCGATACCCGCGACTGTCGCAGGCTATTTCTATCGCGGCAGTTGGGATGTTTACCTTCGGCATCGCAGTAATGTTTGCCTCTGGAGCGATGTGGCTCCTGACGGGAGGGTTCAAGTTCATCGTCGGCAGCTCGCGGGCGATCGTCCGGGGAATCGCGATGATTACTGCGGCAATCTGGCGGATGGCGACGGCAGCCGGTGCGCTGCAAGCCTTTCTGAATCCCCGAAATCTACTCATCGGTCTTGGCGCTCTCGCGACCGCTGCCGGTGCGATCTATTTGCTCCGGCAGCGCGGCGAGCGGCAGGCCGCGGCTGGAGGGCCGGCCGAAGCCAACGAGTTGAAGCGGGACAAGGCCCGCGAGCCGATGGCGCAGCCTGGCGAGGTCGCGAAGGACAGCGCCAAGCGAGGCGAGGCTGCGGCCACGCTCGTCGGCCAGATCGCCAGCCGGCTCGGCGTCGGTCCTGGGTTGAATGCCATGGACCAGACGGCGGACAACACCCGGCGCGCCGCCGAGGCTCTCGACGAAATCAAGGGCAAGATGCCAGCCGCTTTGGGCGCACCGATCATACAGCCAGGGGTGGCCGTCCCGCCTGCCGCGGCGTTGCGCCAGGGTATGAACCGGGAGCAGCGGGCAAACGCCGGGATCGCCGGCCGGCTGTCCGCCGTCAATACCAGCGAGCGCGCCGCACTCAACAGCGAAAAGACTGTCGATCTGCTGCGTCGGATCCTCGCGGCTACGGAGGGTCGCCAACTGGCGTTCGCTTGAGATGGCCGTGATTCCAAAAGAAACCGAGCGGTTGGACAGCGGCGCCGGCACGATCAGCGTCAATCCTGACGGTGTCGAAAGCCGCAGCGTCGATCTGCGTTTCCACGTTCATTCGCTCTCCGGCCTCAAGGCAGCAGAGCAGCAGGCTCGGGACATGGCAGCCCGCTACTACTCGGGCCACCGCAGGTCGCAAATCCGCTGCACGCCTCTCGGCAACGGCTGGTACGAAATTGAGGTCAGCTACGACAACGCCGGCGTTCTGCAGAAGGGCGGCGCGCCGTCGCGAGTGGTGGCAAACGCGGACGGATTCGACGTCATTCCCGGCGGACTGTCATTCGACACCACGGGGCAGACGGAGCGAGTGTTTCAGGCTTACACAGATTCGGCGTCACCGACCGCCTACCAGGGAAAATACAAACGAGACTCGGACCCCGAGGAGCCCTGGAACACCTACGGCGCGTTGAACGTCAACGAAAACTCCGTGCAGGGGGCCGAGGTCACGGTGCCCGGATTCAACTTCACGGAGACGTGGACATTTCCTTCCGAGTATGTGCTGGGCAGGACAGATTCGCAGAGGACGAAAACCACGCCGTACCTGAAGACTCTCTACGACATGACCGGCACGGTCAACGGAAACAAGTTCAGGATATTTGAGACCGGCGAACTGCTTTTCATGGGGGCTCGCGGCGACATCAGTCCCGGATCGGCAACTGTCACGATCACGTTTTCGTTCTCCGCTCGTGCGAACAGAAAAAACTTCATGGTCAATGACATTAAAGTAGCCAGTAAAGAGGGCTGGGATCTACTTTGGATCGAGTATGAAAGCCGCGCCGATACATCGCGAATCCTGAAATTCCCGCGGTATGTGTTCGTTGACAAGATTTACCCCTACGGGGCTTTCAGTAGTCTCGAAATCGGCACTGCCTGGAAAACGATTTACTTGCGGCCGGAGCAGGTAGACGAGACAGGTAAGTTCATCCACCCGATCGACCCCGCTGCTGATGACGTGACCAGGGGCAAATGAGCGACTTCCAGAAAACCCGGCCCGGCGAGCCCATTAAGGGCCTGTCGAGCCGCGCATGGAATCGGATGCTTGACCAGGTCAACCCTGGGGCCACGATCAACAACCCGGAAGCGTTTGAGCCGCGGCCGATCAACTTTTCGATCATCGGATTCAATCTCGCCACGGGAACCGCTCCAGGCACGGCCATCCCGCAATGGGGGTGCGTCTGCATCACTGGCGTGCGGCCGGCTCCGTCCGGCGCGGCCACCGGCACGGCGCTCCAGCAGTTCGAGCGGCAGCCAGCGATCATCGTGGGGCAGCCGACAACGGAAACAGGCGGCCGGTTCGCCGTGGCCCTGGAGCCTGTCGGCGGTGGCCGCAGCGGCCTTTTCGCGATCGACGGGGTAGTGCAGGTCAAGCTGGACGTGCTCTCGGCCAGCCACAAGTTTGCCACGCCCAAGCCGGGGACGACCTACCGGATGGAATCCGCCGACGCCGGCGAGGCAACGATCCTGTGGGCCGACAACGCCACGACCGGAAATGACCGCTGGGCGCTGGTGCGGATCGGGTCAGGGGCGGGCGGCAGCCAAATCATACTTGGCCGGATCACGGGGACGTGGACAAAGGGCACTACGGGGGTGGTGTGGCAATACTCCGGGGTCAATGGCTCGCAGACAACGGGGCCGTCAGGATCGATTTCAGTGACCGGCGTCAATCGGTTCGCGACCGTCGTTGCCGGCTCGGGCGGGTCTGGTAAGTGGGTGGCGCTTGGAAGAATCGACCAGCATTGGCACTTGATCTCGGCGGAGTGCTGACCAATGGTACTGCTTCCGTGCAGCAATTGCTGCCGATCGTCTTTCGGTTTCGTGTTCATGAACTGCACCGACTCCCTGTCGGCGTTCAATCTCGCAAGCGGATACACCGACCAGCTTTCAGTCGGCGAGGATTACCCAGCGGGCGGAAGCCAGAACGTACTGACTGCCGGTCAGGCAGTGTACCCAGTCGGTGAAGTAGGACAGGCGACAGACTGGAGCAGATTCGGATCGGCGAGCATCAAACTAAAAATTTCGGGCGGGTATGTCTATTGCCTTGCCGCTCTTGAGATTTTGTATGCAAACTCAAACGTATACGGCGCAAATGGAACGGTTACGATTGAGTTTCGTAAGATCGCGGCGGGGGTTTCACTTCCAGGGTCGCGAATTGAGTTCACGTCGGCTGACGTCATTTCGTGGTCTACCACAAGAACGAACAACTTCGGCGGCCTTACATACGGCGGCGGATCGTATGGGATAAGGACTATACCAGTCGTCTCCCAGTCTGAGTTCGGAACCCTTATAGTTGGGCCTGTGGATAGCCAAGCAACGATGAGCGGCGAATGGGCCGTAAAGGTGACGGCTGCTTCGCCGTCGAGCGTTGTTCCGAAAGAAAGGCGAGACGACTCAGGAAACCTGTGCGCGTCCGGAGGTCTGACTTACTCCGTCGATGCGATAAGCGGGCAGCAGGTTCAAGGGGTGACTCCGGTCGCGATCCAGGCCGGTGACGGCGCCCCCCAATGCACTTACTGGAGATACGCCCTCAACTCGATCGCGGCCGCAGCACCGAGCCTTTCCGGCGGCTTCTCTTACTCGCTTGAAGCAGCTCTGTCCGGCAGCCTTCTTGTGGCTGACTTTTCGTCGGCTATATCCAGCGATGCCAGCATCCCATACGACTGCTCCGATTTAATCATCACCTACGCACCGCTGGCGTGCTACCGAATGCCAGAAGGCGATATAGGCGCGTACGGGACGCCACCGACGGGAAGGCAGTTTCGTATGACTGTCACTCACGCCGCTTGGCAATTATTGAAAACCGGGAATGCGGCAAACTTTTCTCTCCCGAAGCCGGAGTTTCGGACAAACCAAGCGTTCGGCGGCCCTGCCGTTGACGAGTCCTACATGGGAGCCGGTTTCGTAGGGCGAATGCAAGGATGGTCGGCAACGCCGTCTTGGATTTCATTTGGCAACGCGTCCGTCGAAATGACGAGGCTGTAGTGACAAAGTTTTGCGACCTATCACGCGGCCATACTTGCCCGAACTGCGGAAGGTCGTCTCATCCAGGGACACGGTTTCGTGTGTGCGAACGCTCGTTTGTGATGGTCGGCGACCTAATTGCCGCGTGGTTGTCTGTCATCGGCATCAAGCAGGAGCGATTGCAGGCCGTGACAGGCAGTCCGTGTGGATGCCTTCGCAGGCAGTCGTGGCTTAACGAAGCTGGCGTTGCCGTGCAACGGCGCGCCCGCGCGGCGATCCGCGCGGCGACACGCTTCTGGTAAAGAGGGCAATAAAACTGGCTTGTCGGCCATCGGGATAACGGTCGAACGTGCCAATGCAGTAGCGCATGTATTGGGGTTCGATGATTGCGGCTGTGAGTCTAGGAAAGCATGGCTGGACGCCCTCGGAAAACGAGTCGGCATCGGTTGACAGGATGAGAAAAATCGCGACCCTGCGGTTGGAGGCACTATGGCGAGGAGAACGCATGAAAAAGCCTTTGATGGACCTGAGCGCGGAAATGGCGGCAGCGGCGGCCGAAAGCGTCGTCCGCCGCGGAAACATTCCGTGGTACGCCAGGCTGCCGGCGGACGCCCGGGCCGAAGTCGAGCAAATCAAAACACGGTTTCGCGCCGGGGAGTACGGCGACCTGCCCAAGCGGCATGCGGCCAAGGTCATTCAGAAGTGGGCAGCCGCGAGGCGGCTGCCGATCGCGGGCGAGTGGGCGATCGTCCGGTGGATGATGGACTAGCTTCTGCGATGCAGACGGCGGCGGTGGCCGACTCGCTCAAGCGGCCTGGGCCGGCGGCTGACGCCGAGCAGGTGACGCAACGCACCGACGCCAACGGCTTCGAGGCCCGATCGTGCTCCCGCACGATCCGCACGGTTGAGGATCTTCTTCGGCACGTCGAGGCCGACATGAGTCGGTTCGAGGTCGCCGCGTCCGAGGCGACCAAGTACGAGGGATTGACGGCCGACAAGGCCACCGGCAAGCCGATCGTCTCGGAGTTGTTTCGGGTGTGGGTCCGCCTTCGGCCGAAGGCCGGGCCAACAGTGCAGGAGTGCGTTGAGGCGATGATCGCCTCCGCGTCTGCCGGGTTCCGGGTTCGAGCCAGGCCGGCAGCTCCGGCCAGGCGAGGGCCGTGGGCCGTCCTCGTTGTCGCCGACACGCATTTCGGCAAATACTGCTGGTCGAAATCGACGGGAGAGGCCGACTACGACCTGGACATTGCCGCGCGGCTGGTTGCCGATTCGTCTAGTAAGTTGCTGGAAATCGCTGCCCGGTACAGTCCGGGCAGGATGACGGTCGCCGGCCTGGGCGATCTGTACCACTACGATTCGCCGTCCGGCACGACCACCAGCGGGACGCCGCTGGAGCGCGACGGCCGGCTGCAGAAGATGATCGGCGTCGGGACGGACTCGCTCGTAGGAGTGATCGACGACGCGGCGAAGGTCGCCCAAGCCGACGTTGTGATCGTCAACGGCAACCACGACGAGACGCTGACGTGGGCCTTCCATCGGCTGCTCGTCGAGCGATATGGGCAGTCCGGCCATGTCGCGGTCGATCGGCTTTTCACGCCGCGGAAGTACCTCGACCACGGACGCAACCTCCTCGGATTCGTTCACGGCCACCGGGCGAAGCGGAAACTCCCGCAGCTCATGGCGATTGAGGCATCGCAGGCATGGGCACGCTGCCCGTACCGGGAAGTTCACACCGGCCACCTGCACCACCAGGCGGCGGAGTGGTCGCGGCCGATCGAGACGCTCGACGGAGTGCTTGTCCGGGTCGCGCCGTCGCTCGGGCCGGCAGACGACTACCACGCCGTCAACGGCTGGCTCGGGCAGCGGCGGGCCATGGAATTGTTCATCTACGACGAGGCTGGCGGACTGTCCGCCATGCACGTCGCCGGGCCGAGGATTTGATGCTGCCGGACGACTACCTCGTGCTGTGCGAGCAGCGGGCCAGGTGCTTCTCTGGCTGTTGGGACGCCGGCACATCTGGATGGTTAGCTGGGGCTGTCATGCGACTTCTCAAAGAACGGAGCGAACTCATGCAATCGTTGGAAGAGGCGAACCGGGCGGTGCGGGAAGCGGTCGCGGCGAGGATGGCTGCCACGTCGCCGGATGACCCGAAGATGAAGGGCTATGTCCCGCCGACAAGACAGAAAGGGACTCAGGAGAGCAGCGACACCTACTCCGCATGGAAGCCGCCGGTGTACGCCGTAAGTGTGCCTGACTATTCCGCGATGGCCGGCGCCTTCGACACGGCAAGGAGCCGGGACCAGCCGACGGTCCTGCGGCGGGAGAAGTTCTCCGCGGCGGTCACCACGTCGCTGTTCGGCTTCGCCGGCCCTGCCGGGAGCGGCAAGAGCCTCGCGGCGTCCATGGTTCCGGGCGTGCTGGTGCTTGGGTTCTCTGATCCGCTCTACGCGATGATCTCGGTCCTGCTGGGCATTTCGGAGAGCGGCCTGCGGCACCAGGACACCAAGGCCCGGCCGATCGAATGGCTCGGCAAGAGCCCGCGGCAACTCCTGCAGACGCTTGGAACTGAGTGGGGCAGGGACATGGTATGGGAATCATTGTGGGTCGCTCATGCCATGCGGCGGGTCGCGGCCAACTTCGCGGCCGGCGTAAAAACTGTGGCATTCGCGGACGTTCGCTTCGAGAACGAGGCCGCCGCGATCCGGGAAGTGGGCGGGCGGATCATTCACGTCAGCCGGCCGGGAGTGGCTCGATCCTCGCACGTCTCCGAGGCGGGGATTCGCGTCCTGGAAGGCGATGCCGTCATCGAAAACACCGGCACGCCGGACGATCTTCGCCGGGCCGTCGAGGCCATTTGTGGGACAGGTGAACAAGCGTACAATGGGGTAAGAGGAGAGACGGATGCAGGACTCGAGTGAATGCCAGTTTCGACGGGCCGGCGGTGGCCGTGAGCCGATGGCGCCGCCGGGCGCCGGCGGGATGCACGTCCATTACTCGGCCAGGGAGCGCGTCGGAATTGGCTGCGTCACCTCGCGGCCCTTGCGGCCGACGTTCTATGACCTGCTGGCGGCGGAGTTGGGCGTCGATGTCGGTACGGCCAAGAAACTGCATGAGAAAGGGCTGGTGAACTGATGGCGACCAGTCTGAGCGTGAGCGGTGCAAGCCGCACCTCGTATTCGCTCTCTGATGATCCGGCGATCGGATCGGTGTCTGAGGGCGCCGAGCTCTCGACGAATCGCACGATCGACAACGGCACCGGGTCGGGGCAGGCGAATGCGGCGTGGCGGAACCGGGTGACGATCGCAGCCGGCCAGGTCTACTCGCTCGACCTGACGGCTCTCGGGGCGACCGTGTTCGGCTTCGGCGGCCAGGTCAGCCTCACGAAACTCAAGGAAGTCTACGTTCTCGTCAACACGACCACGGCCGGGGCCCACGTCCTTTGGGGCGTCATCGGTCCAGGCGACACCACCGGCTACGCGGCCCGGATCGGCCGCGGCGGCGAGTACCGCTGGGCGGACTACGCCGACGGCATCACTGTCACGAACAGCTCCAACGACATGATCCACGTTGCCAACCCCAGCGCCGGATCCGTGGAAATCGACCTTCTCCTCGTCGGCGTCGGCACCTACTCGGACACCTGACATGCCAGCGTACATGACCAGCGGCGGTTTCGCCGTGTTCGCCAAGGCGCAGACATTCATCGCCGAGGCCAAGGCGGCGGCGGCCGACGGCCTGACGTGGGGGGAGTTCGGCGAACTGCTCGCCAAGCTCATTCGCCTGGTTGCCGCCGGGCTTGAGGAGATTTCCGGCATGGCCGGGCCCGCGAAACGGGCCATGGTCATCGAGGCCGTCGGGATGCTTTTCGACGCCGTCGCTGACCGGTGCGTGCCGCTGCTCGTCTACCCGGTGTGGGTCGTAGCCCGCCCGGCCACCCGGGCCCTGCTGCTCGCGCTTGCTGGCGGCATCCTGGAGCAATTCCTGCCACTGATGAGGGCCATGAAATGATCGTGTTGATCCTCCTGCTGGCGGCCGGGGCGTTCGGTTTCGCGGACCAGATCAAGGCGATGGCGCAGTGGATCGCCGCCGCCAACCCGCCGGCAGTTTCCACCCGTCACCTGGCCGCGGCGGCGCTGGTGGCTGCGGCGGCGGTCATGTTCGCGTTGCCTGCGACCGAGGATGACCACGGACCGGCGCCGCCGCCGGCACCGGCCAGCCTGTCGCTCAAAGGGAAGTTCGTCGGCCCCAGTGCGGCGATGGATGCGGCGATCACCGCCGGCCTGACCGCTGAACTGGCGGACGAGCTCGAATGGGACGGCACCCAATCGGAGCCGGCAATCGCGACCGGCGCGGCCGTCGAGATGCTCCGCACCCGGGCCCGGGAACTGCGGTGTGCCGGCGAGACGCTAGGGGCCAAGCATCCGGCAGCCCGAGAGGCGATCGGGGCGTACTTGGACGCCAAGGCCGGCCAGGCGGGCGGCAAGTTGACGGTAGCCAGCCGCGCGGCGTGGGTCGAGGCCTTCCGTGAGATCAGTCAGGCGGCAGCGGAGGCCGTGCGATGACCCAGCGGGCACGATTCTTGACTGTCGCCGGGCTGCTGGCCGTCGCGATTGCGTTCGGCGTCCTTGGGGCTGCCCGCGTTGCCCGCGTGACGATCGCCGGCCAATACGGATACGTCCCGAATCCGGAGGGCACCCGGCAGTTCTTGAGCGAGCTGACGCAGCCGACGTTCGCCGAGGCCGGCCGAGACAGCATGTCGCAGGCGAGGGGCGTTGACACGTTCCTCTACCGCTACACGGACAAGGCCCACCAGGAGGTGTACGGCGAGCCGTGGCAGTGCTGGGACCAGGGCGATGTCGGGACATGCGTCTCCATGGCCTTTGGGCTTGGCTGTCAGACGGCGATGGCGGTCGATTGGGCTGTGGCCGCCGGCAAGGGGGCGCAGCCGCCCCCGGCGGTGGCGACCGAGCCGATCTATGGCGGATCCCGCACCGCCGGCCGGATGCCGCCGATCTCGTTCAACGGCGGTGGCGACGGCTCGTATGGCGGGGCCGCGGCCCGCTGGGTCAGCGGCCAGTGCAAGGTCGAGGGGATCGGCGGCGTCCTGTTCCGCGAGAAGTACGCCGAAGCGGACCTGACGACCTACTCCACGTCGCTGTCGAGGGCCTGGGGCCGGTCCGGCGTGCCGCAACCGCTGGCGGTCAAGGCCCACGAAGTCCGGATGATGGCGGTCGCTCAGATCAACACCTGGGCGGAGTTCAGCGCCTCGGTTGAGCGCGGCTCTCCTGTCGTCCTGTGCAGCACGGTCGGCTACGGCCGGTGGGACGGCAGCAACCCGCAACGCGATTCGATGGGGTTCCTGCCGCGCGGCAAGAGCTGGGCCCATGCGATGTTGGCCTGGGGCGTCCGGCACGCCAAGCCGGGCGACCCTTCGAGCCGCGACGGCGGCCTAATTCAAAACTCGTGGTCGAAGCGGTGGTGCGGCGGGCCCAAGTGGCCCGCGGATCAACCAGACGGCAGCTTTTGGGCCTCCAGGGCCGACATTGAGGCCGCATTGGCCCAAGGCGATTCGTTCGCGATCGGCAAAGCAAATTTCCGTTGGCGTCAGCTCGACAATCGCGTGTGGTTCGACAAGGAGAGGCGATGACTCAGAAGCAACTTCTGGCCGCGGCCGCGGCCATCTTGATCGGCGGCGTCGTGCTGGGATCGCTCGCCGGCGGCCGCGGGCCGAAGCCGCATCCGTGGGCGCCGGAAAAGGATCGGCCGGTGCTGAAGTTCCTCGCACGAATCGCCAAGACATTCTTGTGGGTGGCGCTGGTCGCCGAGAAAAACCCGAATGCCCGGCACAACGTCGTCCAGGCAACGATCGGAGCGGACGGTTACCAAACACTCGACAACCGCAGGGGGTGGTGATGCTCGGAATTCTTGGGTGGGTCGTTTTCGGTTGGATCGCCGGCTCGATCGCCAACTACCTGCTGCCCCTCCGTGACGGCGGCAAGGCGACCGGACTCGAGACGATCGGCTGCGGTGTGGTCGGCTCGATCCTCGGCGGGTATTTCGATCTGCTCGTCAGCGGCGGGGCATACCGGCCCGCGGGCCTGGTGTGGTCGGTGGCCGGGGCCGCCGCGGCGATCTGGCTGTGGCGCGCGGCCACGGAAGGGGAGCAGAAATGAGGATCCCAAAGTCAGCAACGCTCCGGGTGGTGTGCGGCGCCGTGCTGGCGATTCTCACGCTGGCGTCCGCCGGCCTGGCGATCGCCGGGATTTGGGAAATGCTGCCCGGCGAAACCGCGGCCCAGCTGTTCGGCACGTTCGTGACCGTGGGCGGCACGACCGTGGCAGTGACCTACATTGCCGACACCTTTTTTTCCGGTGACAAATGAGCGACCTGTGGCTGTGGATCGTCGGCGTGCTCGTGTGGCTGTCCTCGGATGCTGGGATGGTCGAGCGCGAGCGGCCTGCCTCGGCGGCAGCGGTCACGCTGGCCCGGGCGTCGATGGAGCCGGACAGGCCGTCCCCGCCGTCTCCTCGGCGGTGCCAGAAGTGCGACGGCAAGGGGTTCGTCCATCGGGCCGGTCGGAACTGGCAATGCGATGCCTGCCGTGGATGCCCTGACGGCAATTGCCCGATCCGATAGGTGAGCCGTGGATCTGTCGCCGCTCGACCGAGAACTGCGGCGGCTATTTGCCACTCGCGTCGTGCACGTCGGGGAAGCCAGGTTCAAGGAATTGAGCCGCGCGGTCGTTCGGCATTGGCCTGGTCGGCTGCTTGACGAATCCGACGATGACCCTCGTGCTGTCCGCCATGCCCTCGCGCTCTGCCGGGCCCGCGTTCGCGAAGAATGGGAGCTGCGGCACGGCGTCGGCCCGCTGTGGAAGTTGCTGCTCTGCGGCACGGCAACGGGTATTTCGATGGCCGTTCTGGAGCGGTGGCAGCGGTCGCCGGCCTGGCGTGAGTGGATCCGGTCGGCCTCCCGCCATCTCGCCGGCTGGTAGCGCGGCCACGGCTGCGATCATGTCGTGGACGGCCCGGGCCAGCCGGGAGTCGGTGCCGAGATCCTGCCCGATCCGGATCAGCACGAGGGCCGTGAGCATGGCGGACCACGTCGGCAGGTTTCTTCGCGCGTCCATCGCAAGGCTCCTCGGCGGCAATTGTCAATCGGCACAATAAGGGCAAAAACATAAGGCGGTCAATTCCGGCCATCGGCAGGACGGATACGGGGTCGGCCTGGCCTGACCGGGTCGATCTGGAACTGTTCGACGGAGGAGCGGAGAGCAAAGTAGCAGCGGTCGATCATGATGCCTTGGATGCGGCCGTCCTTGATGGCGCGGCGGATCGTCAGCCGGCCGCAGCCGGCAGTCTTGGCGGCGGTCTTGATGGTGCAGTAAAGCGAGAGGTCGATTTTCGGCATGGCTGCCTCGGCGGTATTTCAGTCGCGGCCGTCTGCGGGCTTTTGCCGGGGCCGGCCGCCGGCCCCGGCCGTCCGGGTGTAGGTGCTGCAGTCGGCTTTCAGCACGAATCGGTATTGCTCGATCTGGCAGCCCCGGATGCGGCCGGAGTCGAGCAGGTTGTGAACGTGCTGACGTGACAGCCCCATAAGCCGGGCGGCATTCAGAATCGAGACGTACTTGGTCGGGTCGATGCGTTGCATGGGGGGATTATTGCCGATCGGATCATTCGGTCAAGTCTCCTCGGCTGCCTCGGCGGCACCTGGCTGCCTCGGCGGTAACAAGCCGCCCCGGCAAGCCAGGTGGCCGGGCAGCCGGGGTCAGGCCGGGGCAAAGTCACCGAAGCATTCCACGAAAAACATGATTTCATCGTTCGCGAGCCCCTCGGCGACGAGCCGGCGGGCCGACTCCATCGTGATGCACTCCTGCGTCACCAGCAGGCCGGATACCGCACTGCGGAAGCTGTGCTCCGTGTAGCCGATCCAGTCGAGTTGTTTCGCACACTCGAGGTCATCCAGGTAGTCGAGCGTCTCGCGGCCGACCGGGCATCGGCCAGCCTCGGCACACTCGTGGAAAAACTGTTTCATGGCGCCCATTGTCTTCTCCTCGTTACTGGGGTGTCGGTTCCAATTGCGGGCCAGGCGGCCCGCCCGTCGCCCCCGCGGCTTTCGCCGGCCGGGGGTTGCGGGCGGGTCGGCGGTCAGCCGTTGATGTTCTCGCCGTCAGCGTCGAGCACATACCACTCGCGGTCAGCATAGTGCTGCTCGGCGTAGGCGTTCGCGGCAGCGTCATCGGCAGCGGTAAACGTCTCAACAACGTCCCACCCTCCGGTCGATTCCAGCACGAACGCGACTTGATACTGGCGGCCAAGCTTCTCTACGCGGCCTGAAAACGGTTGACCCTGGAACGTCCACTCGCCGGCACTGTTGAGCTCAAAATCGGCAGTGCCAATAACTTCCCACTCGGCCTCGGTATAGGCCGCACCTTCATCGGTGAGCATCACCTCAATGGTTTCACGGTCGGTCGTGATCTTGTGGGTCGGCTGAAAAGATGGCATCGTCGTCTCCTTGTTGTGCCCCTCGCGAGGCGGGTTTGGGTCGTCAGTCTAGTATCCGCCGGCGTGATTGCCGGCGGGGCGGGTCGGCGGTCAATCAAGCCCCTCGGCGGTGCAAGCGGCGGCCGGGCGGGCACGTCGGCCGCCTCGGCGGCGGCGGGCCAGCTCGTCGGCACAGTAGTTGATTTCGTCGGCATAGTAGCCGTGGTTGGGCTGGTCGGGCCATGCGGCGAGCGTGGCCTGGCAATCGGCGATCGTGAAAAGCAGCTCGGCGTCGGACCGGCCCCGGCAAAGCCGGGGGTATTCGCGGTGATCGATATGCTTTGTGGCCTGCGGGTGGTCAAGCCATTGGGTCGAGTCGGTCGTGGTCATCGGCGGGGCTCCTCGGTGGTGGTGGTGGTGGGGCTGGTCGGCGGTTGTCGCCGGCATCCCCCTGGCCGGCCGCGGCGGATGCCGGGGCCGGCGTGGGGGCGGCCGGGTCAGCGGGCACGCGGCCCAAATCCCTCGAGCAGCTCGGCGGTTTCGGCTTCGATGGCCGCGGCCGTTTCGGTAGTCATGGTGCGGGCCAGGCGGCCGCCGGTCGGCGTGATGAAAGCGGCCACGCTCACAGTCGGGATCCGGCGGGCGTCGTTGGACGCGTAGGGGCGGACGTTCCACAGAATCGCGGCGACGAACGGCGGCAGCTGGTCGGCGTGCTCGTGGTCGATTTCGTGCGGGTGGATGGTGATGTAGTTGGTCGTCCACGATTCCGCCGCGTAGCCTCCGCATGTTTGCTCTTTCTCGTGATACGTCGGGACGTGGCCGGCGGGCAGGTTGTGAAAGCTGCAGGCGATAGCCTCGGCTGCGGCGTCGGCGAGTTTCGTTCGGGTGCAAGTCGTGGTCATCGTTCGGGCTCCTCGGTGGTATTTCGGGCGTGGTCGAAGTGACGGCGGCCCCGGTTCCGGCCGCCGCGGGCGCGGCCGGTGGCGGGGGCGCCGGCGTCAGGACCAAACAAAAGCCGCGCGGCGGAGTTCTGACGGCGTGAAAATCTTTTCGGCGCCGTGCGTGTCTACGACGCGGTAAGCGTGCGTCTCGTTCGGGCCTGCAATCTTGGTGACGGTGAAGCCGAAACCGACGATCAAGGCGACGGCCTTCGGTTCGGTAATTTGTCTGGCGGTCATGGCATGGGCTCCTCGGTGGTATTTCGGATCGGTGTCCGGCGGTGTGCCGGGCCGGCCCGGTGCCCGCCGTCCCCGGTGGGGCGGCGGTGGCCGGGGCGGCCGGGCTCACGCGTAGGCTTTGACCTGGTCGAGCACGTCGCCGGCCGCCCGGATTTCCCGGCGCAGCCGGGCGACGATGCCGGCGGCGGTCCTGAGTTGCGGAAGCCGGACGTACGGGTGCGTCGGCTGCCGGTCCGCCAGCCGCGCGGCGGCCTGCTGCCGGCGGTAGACGTGGTACGGGGCCCACGTCTGCCCGGGGTGCAGGTCCCGCCATGCCTGGCACGCCTCGTCGATCGCGTAGTGGGCCGCGGACAGCTCATCGAGGGCCGCGCTCACGGTCAAGGCGCGGGCGGTCTCACGCGCGGCCCGGGCTCGGTCGGCGGCCGCGGCCTCGAGCCGTTCGGCGGTGGCCTGGACGGCGGCCAGCGTGGCCGGGGTGATGCCGGCATACTGGGTGACGCATACCCGGCCGACGATGGCGGTCCGGCCGTCGTCCATGTTGTGCAGCGTGAAAAGCACGCGGAGCCCGTGGTGGCCGCACGAGCAGCGGCCGGTAGCCTGGGGGAGCTCAGTGCATTCGCCTCGATACTCCCATCGGGAGCCGTCGCCAAGTACGGCGGCGAGCCGCTCGGCGTAGTGAGCACGGTTGCGGGCCTGGGTCGCGGTTGTCATGGTCAAGGATCCTCGGTGGTGGTAGTGGGTCGCGGTGTCCGGCGGTCGCCGGGCCGGCCCGGTTCCCCCTGCCCGAAGGCGGCAGGGGTGGCCGGGGCGGCCAGGGTCAGGCGGGCACCGCCTCGGGGCGGCGGGCGGCGTGGTGACGGTCGGCGGCCGCGATGCCGGCAAGGACGAAGGAAGCGCGGAAAGTCTCCTCGGCGGCCGCGGCCATCCCGGCTTCGATGGCGGCGCGGGCGTCCGCGAGGGCCGCCGGGATTGCGGCACGGACGGCGGCGTTCACGGCCGCGGCCAGTGCTTCGGATTCGTCGCGGACTTCGGCGGGCGTCCATCCGATCAAGTAAAGGCGGCGCCATGCGGCGTTCACGGCGAAAGTCACGGCGGCGGTGGCAAGGTCGGCGGTCATGGTTTCATCTCCTGGGGTTGTGCGGCTTGCGGCCGCGGGTTGGTATCGTCTCGAGGATTCTACGTTGGGTTCAATCGGAAAGCAAGGGGGGCGTTCTGGATTTTTTTTGGGCTACTTGGTTCGGGCCTTCGTGCCGTGCGCGGTGAGCGAAAAAAACTCGATCGAAGCGGGTAGCCAGGTCGAGCTGCAGACGGTCCAGCCGCCGTATCGGCTGTCGCCGAGATAGTTGCCGCCTCCCATGCTGTAGTTTTCGCGATGCTCGATGCTGTCTTCCTTGATGCTCCAAGCCAGCGGGACAATCGGCCCGTGGGCCATGTTGAGCGGGGACAGCGGATTGGCGGCCGCGTGGGCATCGGCGGCCGCCCTGGTTGGCAGCGGGCCGGCTACCAGTTCACGATGCCAGCCGGACACGGTGCCAGCGTATACGCGGTGACCGCGTTCATCTGTGTAGTCTTCCGTGGTGACCGGCTGGGCGTGCCAGCGTGACAATCCCGGCCCGTAGTCGGCGGTCGGCTTGAACCCGGCCGCGGCCTTGCGCAGTTGGGCGAACGATTCCCGCCGGCCACGGCCGAGCCCGATCACGACCTCCCGGGTCGTTCGGCCGCCGTAGTAGTCGGTGTGCCCGTCGGATTCGTCCACCCGGAAGCGAGCCAAGATAACGCGGTCGGCTCCGGCGTCGGTCATCGCCTGGCGGAGCTGGTCGGCGTCCATCGTGGGGAGCCGCGGCACGTCGTCATACGCTACGGCGTTGGCCTCGGCCCGGGCGGCTTGGGCCTGCTCTCGGTCCTCATGCTTGCGGCATGCGTCCTCGATGCTGCGCACGCGGTCGGCCACCTGCGCGGGCAGGAAGCCGGTTCCGTCGTTGGTGAAGCAGTTGTAGGTGAGCGGCGCCCACCCGATAGCGTCCAGCCGATCGGCGAGAATGTCCAGCGCGAGCGATTCAATTTCAGCCGCGTCGGCGGGCTCGGCCTGGTCACCATACTGCGACGCCAGCGCGGCGGCGTTCGCGGCGGATACGGTTGCGAGCATGTCGGCCACGTCTGCCAGCTGGCACAAGCCAAGCCGGACGGCGGACGCGGCAACGGAAGCAAGTTCTCGGGCATCAAGCTGGGCAACGCTCATGGTACTTTTCCTCGTGTTGTGCGGCCTCGGCCGCGGGTGTGGGATCAATCGTCAGAAGGATACTACGCTCGGTTAAGATAGAATGCAAGGGGTCAGGCGGATTTTTCGGAAGCGGCCCGCGCGGCGTCGGCGGCTTCGATCTGCCGCACCAGGCATCGGGCCTCGGTCCTTGTGTCGCACGTCGCGACGTGCCAGCGGCCGCCGTCGGCGGTCATGCCCTCAATCTCAAACCATGAGCACACGCCGCCGCTACGCGGGTCGGCGATTCGGACGATACGGTACGTTTTGGTGGGGGTGGTCATCTTCAAGGCTCCTGGGTCAAGGGGTCGGCGGCCGATTGTCCCGCGGCCGTATCGGGTGTGCGTCAGTTGGCGAAAAGGTCGCGCTGTGCCCGGCGGACGGGCTCGGCGGCGGTGAAGCGGGGCGCGTCGGCGGCGCCGTGCTCGGCGAGCCGGCGGACGAAAAACTCCGCCGTCCACCAATCGTCAGTAAACCGGCCACCGGTGTGGTCGGCGGCCGCGGCCAGGTCGCCGGCGGCCATGCAAGCCACGGCAAGCCGGACGGCGGCCGGCTTGTCGGCGAGTTCTGCGGACAGTCGGCAAAATTGAACGGCGGTCATGGTCGGCGGCTCCTCGGTGGTCGGCGGTCGGTGGTCGTTGGTCGGCGGTCGGCGGTCGGCGGTCAGCGGTCGGCGGTCGGCGGCCCCCGGGCCGGCCTGGCGGCCGGGCCCGGCGGCCGCGGGGCTATCGGGCAGGGCGGCGGACAACGGCGGCCGGGGCCGGGGCCTCGTGGCGCACGAGGACAGCGCGGCGGACGGCGGACGGGCGGAGCATTCGGGCCCGGGCCGCGGCTCGCCATGCCCAGGTACGGCCGGCAAATGCTTGGCGCTCTAGCGCGACCGCGGCCGGGTCGCCACTCCCGGAGTGGTTGCGCCACTCATCGACGCCCCACAAGCCTAGCGTGCGTTGCAGCCGGCGCCGGACGGATTGCAGGTCCGCGGACCTGAGGATCGACCATTCCACGTCATGAGGTACGCTTGCCAAGTCAGGCACGATCGTCATAGTAGGGGCTCCGTTCAAGGGTGCACGGCCGGTTTCCCGCGGCCGTATCGGGATTGTCGATCGGTTCAGAATGGCGACGGTTCAAGGTGAGCCCGCAGCCGCGGCCGGCCGGCCGTTGGATGCCGGGCGAAGAACGCCACGTCGGCCGCGAGGACCTTCCAGCATCGGCCGGCCCGGCGGCCGCGAACGCGGCCGGCCTTCACGAGTTGACGCAACCATTGTTCGGTAATGTCGGCCGCGGCGGCCGCGGCGGGCAGGGGGAGATACTCGTCCTCTCCGGCCGGCGTTGCCGTCAAGGCGTCGATCACGATTTGGTACACGTCATCCGCCGGGCGGAGAGTATCGGCGCCGGCCGCCAAGTCGTCGTACAACTCGTCCGCCGTCAAGCCGCGGCCGGCGGCGACCACGTCGAGGCCGCGAATATACGTTGAGTCGCCACCGTTGAATGCTCGCCGGTGTCGCGACTTGAATGCCGCGGCGCTGCCGTTGCCGGACTGCGCCCGGGCGGCATCCGCCCGGGCGGCCGCGGCCCGGTCGAGCTCGTCACGTTCAAGCTGGCGGACGCGGGCATATTCCGCGGCGACAATCTGCCACTCGATGCCGGCGGCCGCGGCCCGCGACTTGTGAAATTCAAGGTCCATGATTCAGTTCGTCGTGCCCTTCTGCCAGTATTTATACAATCGGTTCAGTTGTTGTCAAACTGTGATTCTGAAAATGAAAGGTCGAGAAGGCCTTTTAGAAATTCGTTCCATCCACCGTCGTGATGCTTGCACACGTTGAAGTAAATGACTTGGTCTGAAGCCTCAAGAATTTCTTCCTCTTGACTCTCGAAGCATTCGATAAGCCATTCCCGGGCGGCCTGAATCACTGTGGGATCGAATTCCGTTCTCATCGTCTTTCTCCTCGTTCGTGGTTTCTCGTGCCCCGTCTGCCAGTATTTATACGATCGACACAGTTAAGCGTCAAGCCTGAATCCAAAAAAACTTTTTTCACGAGCGCCGCAGGCAAGGTGGGCCCGACTGGACACTTGGCATTTGAGAATCCGACCGGGAGGCCGGCCCGGGCCGGCCCCCCATAGGTGGGGCATTCGTTGAACGTGCGTACACGTCAACGTGCCGACGTGTACGCTTGTGTACCCTCCCCCCATTGTGAGGGTGCAGGCTTGCGAAATACCCCATTGTGGGGGGGTACGGTCGAGCGGCCTTGCGAAATACCCCACAAGGGGGGTACCCCCACGTCTATGAGGGTAGGTGGGGGGGCTTGCGAAATACCCCTTTTTGGGGGGTATACCCCCCACCCCCCCTTTTGGGGGGTGGGTCCTTCCGCCCCGCGTCCCGCGGGGCCACCGGCTGCGAACCCCACGTTATGCCCGTTTCTCTCCCGACAGGCCGCCAGGGGCCCGATTGTCGCCGGCCGCGGCCGGTGCGTCCACCCCCACAAACGGGCTTCCTGGGCCAAATTCAGGCCCTTCCTGACGGTCCAGAACGGGCTTGCCGGGCTGCAAATCGCCCACAAACAGCCGCGGCATGGACTGCCACGCCTTCGGGCGATTTTTTTCGGCCACGCGAGGGTCAATGTAGCTGCGACGTGTGACCCGATCGCTGGAATGACCGAGGAAGGCGGTTGCATCGAGCCCAGCCGCGGCCAGGAACGAGGCAGTGCTGCGTCTCAGGGCATGGAATTGGACATCTCGACCGTCGCCGACTCCTGCCCGGCGGGTAATGGTCTTCCACCGCTTCCTCAAGGCCGTGCCGGACGCGAGCCACCAGAAGACGGTAGGCCCACCGTGACGGCTGGCAGCGTCGAGCAGATCGCTCGCCTCCGGCGAGAGCTCGTAGACACGCTCCTGCCTGCCCCCTTTCCTGACGCTCGCCGGCACGGTGAGCATCGGCCGACGCCAGTAACCGGCTGGAGTGTTGAGCATCGCGGAGATCCGCTCGCCCGTCTCGAGCCCCACCGCCAACAGCGCAGGAAAAAACACGCACGCGGGCACTGGGCCGATCCAGCCGGTCGCCTGAAGGGCCGCGCGGGCCAGGCGACCTAGCTCGTCCTCCGTGAAGGCCCGGGGGACCGACTGCGGCACCAGCTCGGGGGCCACGGTGGGGCGAAGCCGCACCAGGCCCCGGCCTTGGGCCAGGTTCCAAAGCGCGAGGATCCCGGAACGCTCCCGGGCGACCGAGTTGGGTGCCTTTTTCTGGCCCATGGCGGTCAACCATTGGCTGACCGCCAGATCGTCGAGATCGTCGAGTGTCGCCGGCCGGCCCAGCCATCGGCCGTACTGAGTAATCGCGTGCCGCAGGAGTCGAACGGATTCCTTGCTCCGGCCGCGCAGCCGGAGCGGAACATAGACAGTGTCCAGGAAGCAGTTGAGCGTCATGGTGTGTACCTCCGCGGAATGGATAGTTCACACTTCCGTGTGCGTAGCCCCCTCCGTGTCGGCATGCCGGTTGGGCCGGTTGTGCCGATTACCCGCAGCACGAGTGATAGGGGAGGGTTGCGTCCTGTCCCCGCCACTCGCCGATGGTTGCAATCCTGTCGGATCGCGACCTGCGGCCATGAACAAGGCTACGCATCTTGCCCAAAACCAAAGCGATAATGCCGCGGAGGCCGCAGATGCAATTGAACGGGCAGACTAGACACCCTGGTGGCAGGCCACGGACGATTCGACGGTGCGATCTAGGCGTGAGGATCGAATCGCTGGCTGAGTTCCGGGGCCTGCATATCGACGAAGTCGCGGGCCGCGCCGGCATCGCAAAGGCTACGCTCTATCGAATCCTGACGGGCGGGATTGCGTCCCCGCGAGTGAGTACCGTCAAGGCCATCGCCGCCGCGCTTGGCGTGACGCTCGAAAAGCTGGCATAAAGCCGAGTTTTTCAGGCTGATACGAAAAAGAGAAAACTCCTCTTGACGGAGTTTTCGCGTTGCCGTACCTTCCGCCCAGCATCGACCACAACGGTCGATCATTCACAGGCGAGGGACGCGCCGGTGCCAAGCAAGAAACGGCGCAGCCCGCAGGACGAAAGGGCCACCCATGGACGGGTCACACGAGTACGTCGGAGCGCGAGACGAGGAGGAGGCCGCGGAGAACTGCTGGCCGAATCGCGAGCAGATCGAGGCCATGTGCCAGGAGCTCCAGCGGGGCTGGAACAGGCAAGGCGAGATGATGCGAAACCAGTTCGCCCATTGGCGTCAGGCTGCGCCGCATTGCCCGGGGCCGCTGGCGGAAATACTCCGCGACCACAAGTGACTCCGTCGCTGGCCGGGATTCAGCGGGCGGCGCAGGGCATTCTCAACCAGGTGGATTTCGCCACCGACTGCGGATGCAAGGCCGTCGTGCTGCTCGGGACGCTGGAGCTGGTGACCGAAGCCATCGAGACGATCCGGCATTACGTCGAGACGATCAAGGATGCCGTGGGGAAGGATGCCCACGGAAGGGAGCCGCAGAGGAGCGGCATCAACAGGAGCGGGCCCGCGAATCACGGTTGACGAACGGGAGAGGCAAATGCTTGTGCTTGGGCGAAAAGAGGCTGAGTCAATCCAGATTGGCGACGACGTGACTGTTGTCGTGACGCGGATTGGCCCCGGGAGGCGCGTCCGCATCGGGATTGTGGCACCGCCACACGTTGCTGTCGTGCGGTCGGAGTTGCTCACGGAGGGCGAGTGCGATGTATCCGCGGTCACGGACGACGATTGATCGGCGAGCGGAAGGCACGCAAAAGTCGCTGTTGATGGAGTCGCTGATTGGCGTCCTCCGGACGGCGAACAGTTTCGTGCAGCACAAGGAATCGAGCGGGATTTCGATGGATAGGGCATTGAGTGGTCATTGGCTGGCCCTGCGTGAATCGTGCGAGCGTGCGAGCGCAGAGTTGGCCCGGCAGGTTGACAACTGAAAGGAGTTCAGTCATGGGAGTTTTGAAGATTTCACGCGGGCGGCAGCACGCCCCGGTTCGAGCCGTGATCTACGGCGTGGAGGGTGTGGGCAAGAGCACGCTGGCGGCGGCGTTCCCTGCGCCGCTGGTGCTCGACACCGAGGACGGCACGCGGCACCTGGACGTGGCCCGCGTGGCGATCCCCGATTGGAAGACGATCCTTCTGGCGCTCGCCGAGCTCAAGGTCGATCGCCAAGGCTTCGAGACGATCATCGTCGATTCGATCGACTGGGCCGAGCGGCTACTGGCGGAGAAGGTGATCCGCGATGCCGACAAAAAGTCAATCGAAGACTTTGGATTCGGCAAGGGCTGGGTGGCCGTGGCGGAACAACTCGCGAAGTTCCTCGACGCTCTCGACGGCCTGGTGGCCGTCGGCCTGAACGTGGTCCTTGTCGGTCATTCTTGCGTCAAGAGAACGAGCCCGCCGGAGTTGACGGACGGCTACGATCGCCACGAACTGAAACTGAGCAAGCAGGGGGCGGCGCTGGTGAAGGAATGGGCTGATTGCTTGCTGTTCGCCACTTACAAATCGGCACTGGTCGAGGGCACTGACGGCCGGAAAAAGGCCGTTGGCGGCCGGGAGCGTGTGCTGCACACCGAGCGGGCCGCGGCCTGGGACGCGAAGAACCGGTTCGGCCTGGAGCCGACGCTGCCCATGACGTTCGACGCTCTTTCGCCGATGTTTTCAGGCGGCCCGGCGGCGGAGAGCAAGCCGCAGAGGAAGACGATTCGCGAGCAGATCGCCGAGGCGGCGACTTTGGTCGCGCTTGGGGAGTTGGGCGACAAGATCGACAAGCTGGAGTCGGATTCCAAGATCACCGCCGAGCAGGCCGACGAGGCCCGCGAAATGATCCAGGCCCGCCACAACGAAATCGACCCGGTCGCGGAGGTGGCGACATGAGCCGCCTTTCACGTTTCGTGTTCGACCCGGCCCGCGACCCGAAAGTGCTCGAGGAAACCGTCCGGCAGCAAGCCGCTGCGATCGACGAGTTGTTGGAGCGGGTGGCGATGCTCAAGGGACAGCTGCGGCAGCAGCGGATGGCGCTGCATCGGGCGATCACTGACAGTATTTCGCAAGCCTTCGACGAGGTATCCAAAGATGCTGAGTGATTACCTGGAACAGCGGCGAGTGGCAGGCCGCCGTGCCGTGGAGCGTTTGGATGCGGTCCAAGCGGCCATTCGCCTGTGGAACGACGGAGAAATGAACGCCACGGCAGTAGTTGAGAGGATCCGCGAGATCGTGACAGATCCGATTGTTCGGATCGGCGAGCAGACACACCAACCGGAGATAGAGACATGAGATTCGACGAGTGGCCGGAGTCCAAGCAGCCGACCGGGATGCCCCCCGAGGACGGCGAGCATGAAGCGATGGTCCTGAAGTCCGCGGAGACGACGAAGAAGTATCTGCAGACCGATCGGAACCCGACCGGAGCGTGCCTGGCGATCGAGCTGGACATCGCTGGTTACCAGTTCGAGACGGTGATCCCGGCGTGGCTCGTCTACACGATCTGCGACCTGGCCGAGTCGGCCGGCATGCCTCGGCCGGAGAAGGGCCAGTATTGGGACGAGTCGGTGCTGATCGGTCGGACGGTCAGGGTCAAGACGGTGCAGAAGGTCAGCGGCAAAGGCACGTTCTACGTCCAGGTCGAGAAGTTCCTGCCGCGGCCCGGCTCGGCGCCGGCCGCAGCTCCGCAGCCGAAGGCTACCAAGCCGGCCGCGAAGCAGTTGCCCGACAACGATGACATCCCCTTTTGAGGAGTATTTCGATGCAGAAGCTCTTTCAAGCGACCGCCTTCCCGACCTACTGCGGCCAAGAAATGTTTGTCAACGTGCTGGAAGGCACGCCGAAAACGATCTTCGGAAAAGAGTACGTCGAGATCGAGCCGGGCAACCTGCGATTGCGTGACGAGACATGGCGGACCAGCCGGCGTGAGGCATTGATGGACGCCGCGCCCAAGGTTGCGGAAGCGGCGATGGTGCTCGCCGCGCAGCACGCCCGGCTTCTGCGTGGAGAAAAATAGGCCGCTCCCGGCCGAAGCGGCTTTTCGTGGTCAGCCGCAGGGAGGACGCAGCCGGCGGTCGTCAGCCTACACCGGCAACTGCATGACGGGTTTCACTTCGCCCGGGCACACAGTCGTCAGCGGCACGTTACGCCGCACCACTCAAGGAAATGGTCATGGAAGGCGAACGACAGGTAATCGACAACCCGGCGGATGCGCTGCTCTGGCTGGATTGGGGCGGGCGGTTTCTCACCGGCGATTACGCGAACTACAGCGCGGACGTGGCTCGTGTCATGCGGGCCGTGCTGGCAAACAGTGAGAGGCAGGCGGCCTACATCGAGCGGCTGGAGGCTGAGATCGTGAAGGAAGACGAGCCACGGGAGGCCGGAAATGGATGACCTACCTCTTTTCCGCATGATCGGGGAACGCCGCGCGCAAGCGTGCGCCCTGAAAGCCCGCGACGTTGCCATGTTCGACGGCAGCGCGGCCAAGAGAATCATCCTCGATACCCTGCGGGCCGCCGGCGGGCCCGTGAGCGGCGAGGATCTCGTCGATCGCTGCCTGGCGGAAGGGATCGAGACGCACGACGGCCGGGCATTTGGCGTGGTGTTTTCGTCGCTCAACAGAGGTGGCCTCATTCGTTGTGCCGGATACGGGATCCGGCGGAAGGGGCACGGAACGGGTGGAGCAAGGCTTTGGGAGGCTGTTCGATGATGAGGGCGTTTTGGGATCGGCTTGTTGGCAAAACACACCTGCGGACGCTCAACCGCGAGTTGGCGCAGGCCGTCACGGCGTTGCGCGGCGAGATCGTAGTCAAGGATCGGATGCTGGACAGTTACAAGCTGCTGGTGTCGGCCTTACGCGACGTGAACGCGGAGTTGGACCGGGCGGCGCAAGAGAAGTGATCGGACACGAAAGGAGATCAAAGAATGCCGCTCGTCATTGCAGTGTGGCCCAACAACACTCTCAGCATCATCAAAATGCCGCCCGGGTTTAGCGACGTCAGCCTGTTCGACAAACTCGACGAGGAGAGTAACCCGCATGACGCGAGATGCTACATAGCCTCACCGGACGAAGACGGGCTGCACATAACATTTTCTTGGACCGACCGAACCTTCTTCCGCGAAACTCATGCAGATCCGGTTGCGGGTCCAGATTCTCCGAAACTCAGGCTGGCTGCGACCGACGGGAAGCTGAAAAAGCTCAAGTGGAAACCAGACGTAAACAGGCGATGGCTGCGAACGATAGTTAGGGCCGTGAGGCATCGTGAGACTGAGAGTAATTCCGTTCGACTGACTGCAAGCGAATGCCAAAAGTATCCGGCCGAGCCGACGGCCATGTTTGAAGTTGACGCTATTCGCTCGATGAAACCGTTCTGTGGGGTTTATTTCTCGTTCAATGAAGACGGGACATGCCACTACGTCGGGGAGTCGCAAAACGTGCCTGTGCGAGTTTCAAAGAGCCGGCCTGAGATTGGAGATAGGCGCATCGGTTTTATCGTGTGCGATCGGCACGAGAGAAAGGCACTTGAAAATTATTTCATAGCGATGCTGGACCCACCGGGAAACGCGTCGTCCACGCACGCGATGCTGCTCAAGGAGCGAAATCCTAATGAGCAGTAAGGCAAAGGCCGGGCTGACGGAGGCCGCCAATGGCATCTAGCTGGTTCCCACTTTTCGGTCGCGACTTCCTGGCCGCCACGATGGGGTGGACGGCCGAAGAGCGCGGCCACTACGTCACGCTCTTGATCGCCCAGTGGGAGCAGGACGGGCTTCCAAACGACCCCAAGCGGCTCGAACTGATCTCCCCGGGCGTTCAAAAGGTGTGGAGTGTGATTGAGGGAAAGTTTCCTGTGAGTCGAGGCGGCAGGCGTCGGAACGCACGCCTGGAGCATGAGCGTCACCTGGCATCCGAGCGTAGCGAGCGGGCTCGTCAGTCCGCCTCCGCACGGTGGTCAGCCAAGGCCAATGCCCAGCCGGCGGACCCCGCTCCTGCGGCCGAAAAAGACGGTTCCGCATGCGTGGAGCAATGCGTGGAGCAATGCGATCGCATATGCCCCGGCGATGCTTCCATGTCCATGTCTTATTCTCCTCCTCCTCCTCCATCCTCGCCGGGAGGATTTTTGGAGGGCTGGGAGCGGCTCCGGACGGCTTGGAATGCGGCATGGGGGGAGAAGCGGCAATGGCGGTCCGTGGAACCCCCTCCGGAGTTCGCGGCCAGGGCGGCGGAGCCCGGCTGGCTGGACGAGGCGATCGCGGCGATCCCGGAGATCAAGCGCGGCCTGTGCGCCGGGTTCAAGACTCCCCCCACCCTCCGGCAGTTCTGTGCCCGGACGGAGCAGGGGACGTTCGTCTCGCGGATGCTTGGCGGCGAGTTCGTTGACCCTGTGCCGACGAGGCAAGGAGCCCAGTTATGAAACTCGCCAACATTTCACGGTCCGTGTCGCAGGGCACGAGCGACGGCCAGGTGGCGGTGCTCCGGGCCATCGAAATACTCACCGCACGCCGGAACGGCATCCCGCCAACGGTTCGCGAAGTCGCGGCCGAGATCGGGCAGCGTCACACGAACGACGTGTACGAGAAGCTCCTGCGGCTGCGGCGGGATGGGTTGGTCGAATGGGAGCCTGGGCTATGTCGCACGCTACGCTTGAAACGGGAGTCAAAATGAACATTGTGGGCATCGACCCCGGGCTTGGCGGCGCGATCGCCGTCCTGTGGGATGGAGCAATTCAGGTCCATGACATGCCAACGGTCGAGATCCGCGGCAAGCGGCACGTCTCGCCGGCGGGCGTCAGGGCAATCCTCGACGGACGGCAGATCGGCATGGTTGTGATCGAGCACGTTCAGGGCGTGCAGGGCACCGGCGCAACGTCGGCGTTTTCATTCGGCCGGTCGTTCGGCCTGGTGGAAGGCGTCGTTGCCGGCCTGCAGCTACCGATGACGCTCGTCCGCCCGCAGGCGTGGACCAAGGCTCTTGGCGTCAGCCGCGACAAAGGTGCCCACCGGCAAACGGCCGTTGGACTTTGGCCGCGGCAGGCCGAGTTGTTCGCCCGAGTCAAGGACGACGGCCGCGCAGACGCGGCGCTCATCGCACACTACTGGATCCGACATGGACGACACGCGAACTGAGCGCAAGCGGATTCAGGATCTCGAACGGAGCCGTGAGCGTACGCGCCGCGGTGCCGACATCGGGGAGATCCCCAAGGTCGCGGACCCGGAACGCCGCGAGCGGTGCCGGCTGAGTCTGCGGCAGTTCTTGATCGAGTATTTCCCGTACTCGACCGGCCTCTCTCCGTTCTCCCCTGACCACGATCGCGTGATCGGCCGCATCCAGGACTGCGTCCTGCACGGCGGCCGGTTCACGAACGCCGTCTACCGTGGGTTCGCCAAATCGACGATCTCGGAGAATGCCCTGCTATGGGCGGTGCCGTGCTACGGCCACCGGCGATTCGGCGCCATCTTCGCGGCCGAGGCCGGGCTGGCGACGAAGGCGATCATGTCGATCAAGACTGAGCTCTCCGACAACGACCTGCTCTACGCCGATTTCCCCGAAGTGTGCCACGCAATTCGTGCCCTGGAAGGCAAGCCGCAGCGGTGTGCTTCGCAGATTCACAACGGCGAGCGGACTCATATCCAGTGGACGCAAGACACTGTCGTGATTCCGACGATCGGCGGCTCGGTGTCTTCTGGTGCCATCCTGACGAGCCGCGGGCTCACCGGCTCGATCCTTGGCCTGCGGCACAAGGCCAGCGACGGCCGGCAGCTGCGCCCGGACTTTGTGATCGTGGACGATCCGCAGACGCGCGACTCCGCCAGGTCGCCGGTCCAGTGCCAAGCGCGGCTCGAAATACTTCTCAAGAGTGTTCTCAAGTTATCCGGACACACGACGAGCATGGCCTGCGTCGTCAACGCGACTGTGATCGCTCCGGACGACCTGGTTGACCAGCTCCTCGACTCCGGAAAACACCCCGGCTGGCAGGGTGAGCGGATTCCGATGGTCCGCAAATTCGCCGACCGCAACGACGACCTGTGGCTCGACAAGTATCGCGAGATCCGGACGACGTTCGCCCGCGACGTAGTTGGCGATCAGAAGCGGGCGCACGCCGCGGCCAACGACTTCTACCGGACCAACCAGGCGGAGATGGATGCGGGCTGCGAAGTCTCGTGGGCGTCATGCTTCGATCCCGAGAGGGAAGTGTCGGCGATCCAGCATGCCTACAACGCTCTCATCGACGACGGGCCGGACGTGTTCGCCTCGGAGTTCCAACAGGCGCCGCTCAAGGACGAGGCAGGCAGCACGGGGCTCAAGAGCGACGAGGTCCGGGCGAAGGCCGTGGATATTCCGCGATGGATCGTGCCGCGCGGGCTCGAATCGCTCACGGTGTCTGTGGACGTGCAGCAGAATCTCCTCTACTGGACCGTCATGGCCTGGGGCCACGGATTCCGTGGGCACGTTGTCGCCTACGGTTCCTACCCGGACCAAGGGCGGGCGTACTACACCCTCCGTGATGCGAGGAAGACGCTGGGCCGGGCCCACGGCGGCAACGTCGAGGCGGGGATTCATGCCGGACTGCACGCCGTATGCGAAATGCTCCTCAACCGTGAGTTTGCCCGCGAGAACGACGACGCCGTGCTCCGGGTCGATCAGCTTTTCGTGGACGCGAATTGGGCACAGACGCAGGGGGTCGTGAGGGACTTCGCCAGGCGGTCGAGCTGGGGGCCGAGGGTGCTTCCGACTCACGGCCGGTTCGTCGGCGCGTCCGGGCAAACGCTCTCCGACAAGGCTCCAGACAAGGGCGAGCGGATCGGCCCCAACTGGCGCACCAGCACGATCGGCAAGCAGCGGCACGTCTTGTTCGACACGAACGCTTGGAAGACGTTTCTGGCGGCCCGCTGGAAGCTGAACCTCGGCGATCCGCAAGGGGTCACGCTGCATGCCGGCGACCACACCATGTTCGCCGAGCATCTGGCTGCCGAGGTTCCGACGCGAGTCTCGAGTAAGACCCGCGAGTGCGACGAGTGGCGGCTGACGCCGGGCCGCGACAACCATTTGCTCGACTGCGTGATCGGCGCCGCGGTCGCCGCGTCATACCGGGGTATTTCGGCAATCGGCGTTGAGGGCCGGCCGGTCGCGCCGGCCCGTGTTGTGAGCCGCGAGGACGCCGCCAAGGCTCGCGCCGCCGTGCTCGCAAAATCTGGCCGCAGGTACGGTTGACGTAATAGAAATTCCTGCTCCAAACACTTTCGCGGCTGGCCGCGAGGCTGGCATTTCCCCCGTTGGAGGTATTTCGATGATGCGTTTCATTTTGGCGTTTCTGCTGGCGGTTGTTGGGTTTGCGGCTTCCGCCGCCGGCCCTGTGGTCGTCATCAACTCGGCGCAGGATCACGCTGTCGTTCTGGCCCGTCGTGGAGTGCTGGTGCATTCCAACTGCAACCAGTACGAGGGCATCGGGTTCTCGACCAAGGGGCCGACCGAAGCCACCCGCGCGTGCTGTTTTTGGGGCCGCCGGACCCCGGTTGACATCGGCACCGCCTGGTCGCCGATCCGGCGTGGCTGGTACGCCGTGGTCCGATACCGCTGAAGGAGAGGCCTGGGGCGGCACAGCGCCGCCCCGGGCCGCCACCATGAAAAAACCAAGCCCACTGAACCTGAATCGCAATCTGCGGTCGCTGGAAGACACGCCGGCGGCCAAGATCACTTCGTGGCAGCTCGGCCGCTACGAGTGCGGCACCGCCATCGAGATTGAGGGCCTGGCGTTTGACGAGGGAGATGCCGCGGAGATCCGCAGGCTTGCGGCCTGGCTGACGCAGGCGGCAAAGTGGTTGGAGGCGAAGGTGAGGGTGAATGCGTGACAACCCCCTGCACGTTCCATCTCTGCCCTGAGCCGGCCGGCTGGACGGTTTCCAGCCGGCCCTACTGCCGCGCCCATATGCTCGACGCGGTTCTTGCGACCGGGCTGGGAACCGTGACGGCGGTCAGGATCCGGCCGACCGAGATCGTCGAGCGATTGCCGCTCACCAATGAGGAGCAGAAGGCGATCGAGACAGCGATACTTGTCCTGCGCGACCCGGAAGGCAGGGATGACGCCGAACCGCCGGAAATCCCGCCGACGACTACGTCAACGCTCCGCAAAATGCTGGAACGGGCGAAGTGAGCCGACCGTATTGGAAAAGCGACGGGGAGCGGAGGAGTACGGATATGAGTTGGGAGGCGACGTGCCGAAAACTGTTACGGCCGCGAAAAAACTGTTACGCCATATGACCAGATTCCTGCCGTGGATACTGGCCGCCGCTGGGTGGGTAGCCGCCGCGTATCAGTCGATCCGGCTGTTTGCGGCACACGACGAGATCCGTCTGCTGCGAGCGAACGCCAGACAATGTCCCGAGCGGGAACAGCCGTCGCGAAAAGGGGCTGCGATGCCGTCGCGGAGTGGCAAAACTTGGAACGATGATCCCGAGCGGGCATGGGTTGGCTAACGCTTGCGATCTGCGGGGAATCACAGAGGGAACAATGAGCGAAACAGCGATTATCGTTCTGGCTGTGGCGGCAT